GCGACGTGGTGGGCTTCGTCGATGACGATGAAGTCCAGCTTAGGCATCGTCTCAAGGTTCTTGTCGATGGAGAGGGTCTGGACCATCCCGAAGGTCGTGCCTGGGGACCATTCCTTCCTCTCTGCGGTGTATAGGTCGGTCGACACGCCTGGGGCCATCCTGCCGAACGTGCGGCGGTTCTGGCTGACGAGCTCGACGCGGTGCTGAAGAACAAGGGATCGTCCTCCGACCTCCTTGGTTATGGCGGAAAGCATCACCGTCTTGCCGGCGCCTGTCGGCGCCACGCCTACGGTGTTTCCGTGCTTATCAAGAGCCCTCAGGCACTTGTCTACGAACTCCCTTTGTCGGGGTCTTAGTTGCATGTTTTTAAGATGGGCTTGCGGAGAGGCTACCAACGGAGCATCACGCACAAAGGGTATTGCTGCCGGAATGGAACCGACGCCACTTTTGGCCACATACCCACGCCACGTTTCAAAATCTTAAAGATCGCCAGCTTAGACGAAAGAAGGTTTGACGGTTTTTTTAAGTCCGTCAAACCTTCGGTGAACGTCCTTGGACGCTGGCAGGCGTTTTTTAGAACGGGTTGCCTCCGGGACGTTTCAGCCAGGTAGGGCCGGAAGAGCCGACCTTGGGGGCGGCATTCTGACCAGGGCCTGCCACAAACGTGGGCTTAGCGACGGGGGTGTTCTCGATCTGATGACCGATCTGGGCGGCGCCGTCAGCGGCGAGCTTGCGCCAGCCGGAGACGCTACCGGAGCCCGGGTTCGGGGAGAGGTACTCCGCGATCTCGTTCTTGTCTTCGTAGCCTTCGCTGCCCTTGGCGATCTTGATCTTGAATGCGACGGTGTTCCCGTCCAGCATCGAGAGCAGCTCCTGGAAGGTCTTGCCGACCATCTGGGGGTATTCGCCCTCCTTGGTGTAGTCGACAAGGCCTGCGGCCTCGAACATGCGGGTCAGGGCGACAAGACCCATCTTAGCGCCGTCAGCCTTGCCTTCCTTGCGGTTGGCCTCGTTGACGTTGTTGCGGTCGAGGGGGTTCATGATGATCGACCAGATGTGGCGGTTGGCGTATTCGCCTTCCGTGATGATCAGTTCGATGCGAGCGTACTCGCCGTTGGTCTTCTGGCTGCGCTTGACTTCGAGCACCTTGACGATGCCGAAGGCGAGCGTGTCCTTGGGGATGAGGGAGTTGCTCTTTTCGGAGGCTCCGGAGGATGAGGAGAACATGATGTTATTTGGGTTTGGGTTGGGTTGGGTTGGGTTGGTTACTGCTTGGGCAGAGTGGTGGTGATGGTCGTATCGACGCGCTTGCCTTCACGGATCTTGGCCATGAGGGCTCCGAGGTCAGGAGCTTCGATCAGTTCGAGCCGGCCGGAACGATCCTTGGCGGGATAGCCCCAGGGGTTCTGCTGCTGGCACACGAGGGCGCGGTACTGCGTGCCGTCTTCGGCTTTGAAGTTCTGGATGGTGACAACCTGGTCAAAGATGCCAGGCAGCTCGCGTCCGGTCTTGGAACCTTCGATCTGGGGAGTCCAGGTGAGGCGGTTGAGGTCGTCTTTTTCGCCGTCAAGGATGCCGACCACGACGATGGACATGGGGGCGTGCTGAAGGTGGGTAAGCCAGCGGATCATCTCGCGTCCGAGGAGGCCGTAGGCGCCACGGGTGTCGGGCTTGCCGGTCTTCTCAGACAGGGCTTCAGGCTGGAGCTGAGCCCACTTGAAGCACTCGCGCGAGGCGACGGTGATGGAGTCCACGAAGACGGTTTTGTACTTCTTGAGGTCGATGGATCCGGCGAACAGCTCGCACACGCTCTGGTAGGAGGCGGAGGAATAGCTGCCGTCGCGGTCGGAGGGATCGGGGCCGCCGATGAACACGGCGATCGCGCGAGCGACTTCCCAAGGATGGGCGCCGAGAGCCTGGGCGGTAGCGCGGACGTCAAGGACGTCGCCGGCCCAATCCTGGACGGCGAGAGTGCCTGCTTCGAGGTCCACGAACAGCGTGGTTTCAGGGTCGAGGGTGCGAGCCTGCGTGGTCTTGCCGACTCCGGACGGGCCGAAGAGGGCGATGTTGATCTTGGGTACGACTTTGAGCCTGTCGTCGGCTTTGATGATCTTAATCATGTCGGTTGTGGGGGAGAGTGGAGGGGAGGCCGTGGGAGTCAACAAAGCCCAAAACGAATAAAAGGCTCGCGAGGCATTACTGCACCCGTTCTATCCTGGCCTCCCCAAAGTTTGTCAGTTGGAGAAGACGATCTTGGGGGAAGTGTATTCGACCGTCCGGGCTTCGGTCAACTGCTTAACCAACTTATCGTCGGTCATGGCCTTGAAGGTGCGCTCAGGCACGGAGAACTCGATCTTGAACACCTTGTAGACCAGGTTGGGGTCCATGGTTGCGGCGACTTCCTGGAGCTTGGTGGAGTCCCACTTGACCTTGGACTTGATGGCGAAGGTGAGGCGCTGGCCGTCGATCTCGCGGGTCATCTCGCCGTCCTGCTTGCCGGCCTCAGCGAGTTCCCTCTGGAACGTGCTGCCGTATCGCTCCAGGAGCTCTGCGTAGATTGCCTCGATGGTCGCCTTGTGCAAGGCGCTCACTTCGTTGATTTCTGCGACCATCTTGCGAAGGTCAGCGGTGGTCTTGGTCTTGATGTAGTCCATTGTTGGTGGGGGATAGAAAGTCTTTGATGCTGAAGTTCCAGCCTTCGTTACCGGCGAGTTCGAGCAGGCGGATGATCCAAACGGTAGGGATGTTTCCGCGAGCTACCCACTGATCTACGGCTCTGACGTTGATCTTGTGACCAGCAGCCGACAGCTTGCGCCAGAGGGTTGAACGCCCTCCGAAGCGGCTGATTACGGCCTTTACGTCAAGTTTCTGCATGTCGGTTAATAGCAAGATACCCGCACGGCCTGCTCCGTCAACAGGTTTTTAGCGCTTACCCTTGAAAAATCTGTAAGTCATTCCAGCAGCGGCCATTAGGATGCCTACGAACATGGCTATGGACACGTCCCTGGTGTGGATCATGGCCATCGTCGCGCTCGAAAGCCTGCGCTCCGTATCCTTGTCATCTGATTTGATGCCCGAGTCCGTGATCAGCATAACCATGGCGTTGCTGTCCTGGAACGTGTCGAGCGTCTCCTGGAGTATGAAGGCCGTCACCACGGAGCACAGCGCTGTTATCGTGATCATTATCACGATCGCGATGACGAGATTGTCCTCATGAACGCTTGGCGCGCTTGACGGATTGGATCTCTTTTTCTGTTTTTGCGCGTACATAACGTAATACAAAGTCGCAAACTTCCGGTGCTGAGTAAGAAAGCGCGCCCACTGCTGCGAATTGAAGCTTAACCGAAGAGATGTAATCCTTCACGACCATCGATGCGAAGAAGCCGACGATGAAGGCTATGATTATGCGCCTTGCGACGTATCCCCAGGTGGCCTTTTCGGTGCTCATCAGAAGGCGCGCCACCATGGCCATTCCGCCGAGAGCCCCGCTGACAGCTGAGTCTTTCAGTATCGCGTTGATGTTCTCTGGATCAGACGTCGGAGGGGGGCTCATTGTTCTTGTCCTTGATATAATCATACAGCCTCCAGAGCCCGAATAGACACGCAACAGCTATGGCCGAAAGCACTATGATGATGAAATACGGAGACTCATACATGACCGGAACCGATCCGGCGATCGGGGCGCACGCTATCAACGGCGCTCCCACTTTCCATCCTAACAGAGCCCAGCACAAGGCTCCTCCTACCATCAAACCAGCACCAGCAAGAGCCCACACACTTTTATTGGACTGCTTAAGGTCATCTTCGAGCTGTTTGATCTTCTTGTCCTTTGACTCTATCAGTCGCTTGTTCGCCTCCACCTGCTCTTCGAGCTTAGACCACGAAGCTTCTATCTCTTTCTGCTTTGCCTCAGCCTTCTTTCGCTGCGCTTCATACGCGGCAGCGTCTCCCGTAAGGGCTCTTCGTCTTGCGTACTCCAGGTCTTCAGGCTTGGGCTTCGGAAGGTATGCTGACGCAACTGAAAGCTCAGACTCTACCTTCTCAGGTTTGCCTTCCTTGTTGGACTCCCTTGCGACTATCACGGAGGCGGCTACGCGGGAGTCTACCTGATCTAATCCCTTTCCAACCTTTTCCAGATCCAGCCCCTGCGGGGCAGGCGCTGGCTCCTGCTTTGTCGTGCCGCAACCGGCAGACAAGGCGAGGAAAAGGATGGAAAGGAACGTCCTCACTTCGCACGGTTCTTCAGATTGTCCAGCATCACCTTGCCCCAGGAGACGGCAGCGTCACCTTTGGCAGAGTTCTTCCTGAACACGAGAGCGCCGACGACGAAGCCGGCGAGGAATACAGCAATGTAGATCATGGGTCAGAGTGAATGGTAGATTTTTTCGGCCGCAAGCTTTATGGGTTCGATGACACCCGGTGGCGCCTTGACGTAGGTATTGAAAGAGTGGTTACGGAGGAGTTCCTCCAAACTGTCGCACTCTTCGTCATTGGCCGGCTCGCACCCGTTTTTCTCGATATAGACGGTGTGCAGGTCGTAGTAGTTGTCCTTGCACCACTTGGCCGTGATGGTCAGCTCATTCAGGTAGCGCAGATCTGATATGACCAGGGTTTCGTTGAACCGCCAACCCATGCCCTCAAACTCAGTTACCCATTTCGTGTGCCTGTCCAGGTCGGCCAGCATCATGTTAACGAAAACATCCTTGTTCTTTGACCGCGCGAAGCGTCCAAACTCGACCAGGAGTGGCCGCATCTTGGCCTTCTCGTCCCGGTCTTCGGTGAACACGTCAACGTCAACCCCAATGGATGCCAGGGAGTCCTGCAGGGCGTTCTTGAGCTGGTCCGCAAATTTGAACTTGTCAGTCCAGTGGCTCTTCCTGCCCTCCGGAACGGCATCCATTATCAGGTCGGCAAGGGTGTCCTTGCCTGAACCTGCGAACCCAGAAACCATGATCAGACTCTTTCGGTATTGGTTGGTCATTTCACGATGCTCTGGCTGGATTGTGTTTGCTCAATCACTTTTCAAGTTTCTTGGTCTTAATTGGCTTTGCGAAGAGTGCGTCACCGATACCCTTGTTGGGCTTATCTTCTTCGGTCATCTCGTTGGCCCAGCCCGTAGTGTTCGTGGCCTGCGTTGCAAAGGCTCCGGCTATTGGGTTGATCGCGGAGGCGCCGGCATTGATGGAGCCCTTGATAATCGGAATTGCGGCTTTGGCGGCCTGCCTCTTGGCGCCAGACATATCCTTCCCCTGGACGGCGGCTTCGACGCCCGTGGTGGCAGCTCGGACGACATTGACGAGGCTCTGGCCGACAGGGCCGCCCGGGGCCTGGTCGCGCTTGACGATCTTGATGAGCTGCTCGGCTTTCGGGCCAAGGAAGCCTGCGTATGAGGTGGCATTGACCCACTTCAGGAACTCGGGATCCTTCTTGCGGCGCTCGGTGCCTTCGGTCGGGTAAAGCTCATCCTTAAGGCTGAAGAGCATCTTGTAGGCTATGACGGCCAGAAGGCCAGACATGACCGGGGAGGCCATCCTGATGCGGTCGCCGATGCTGTAGTTCTTGCCATCCGGAGAGCTCGAAAAGGCCTGCTTGGTCATGCTGAACATGCGCGAGTTGACCTCGGCCGCGAAAGAATAGCTGAAGTTCATCAGCTGCAGCACGGTCTTTCCGAACAGGTCATCCTGGAACACGGGCTTATGGGCTCGGTTGGATCTGACCGAAGACTGATACGAGAAGCGAATCATGGCTTCCTGGTGAAGCTTGGCCATATCGGAGTTATCCGTCATGGCCTTCATTCGGTCCACGCCGTTCTTCTTGTCCAGGTCGATGACGAACTGAGCAAACTGATCATGCTGGTCCTCCGGGATGCCAAGCTCGTTGAGCTGGTCGGTGGTGCTTTGCTTGGTGTCCATGCCAAGCTTGTTCATCCAGCTCTTGCCCTGCTTAAGCTTGGCAAGACCCATGATAAAGCTGTAGCCGATCGCGTGCGAAGCCTGTTGCTTGGCCACCTCTGAGGCGTCCATCAGGTTGGCCTGGTAGATGCGATTCGTGATCCAGCGGAACCTCGGGTCGGCCCGGTCTGCATCAAGGTCCATGGAGTGCGTGGCCATCCATGCGTCTTCAATGCTGCTATGGATAGTTCCGATTTCCTTTCCGTATTCACCCCAGAAGGTATCACCAAGCTTATTCTTGATGGCCGGAGACAGGCTTGCCACCTCGCGAATGAACCTGCCCCAAGTCTCAACAAGACCACGGAGCGCGGACAGCGGGTTTCCTGCGCGGATGCCCATAGTGACCGGTTCTACCAGGTTGTTCAGGAATCCTCGTCCCATCGCCGAAGCCGCCGTCATCATGGTGATCGAGTCGACGTAGGTTTGTGATGCCTTGTTCTTGGGCGCAACACCATAGCCGGCTGCGACACGGACCAGCTCGCGCATCTCGGATATCACCTCATAAGGAACGCCGTCCGCCTCCATCTGCTCGGCGTACTGTTTCCAGATTTCACCTTCAGATCCGAACTTCCTGACGACCTCGGCCTTCTTGACAGAAGACGTGATGTAAGAGCTTACGACACGGAACGGGTCGGCAACCTGCCACTTGGACATGATCTTCTGGGCGTCCCCCTTGAACTTTCTGGAGAGATTAGTGTTCTCCTGGTCGGAACCCTGGCTGCCTCCGAAAATGCTGTCGAACTCGTCGGAACCCATGCCTCGAAGGTGCATGTTGAAAAGCTCAAGGGCCTTCCCTACTGACGCTTCCTTGATCATCTGATCGATTGCACGACCATCCTTGGTAATGCCGGATTCGACCTCCTTCTTGGATACACCAAGCTCCTTGGCCAGATCCTCGCTGCTCATGTTGGACAGCGTGATGTAGTATGCGTTTGTTGCATCCTTGGTGAATGCGTTACGCTCCTTTGAGATTCTGGGAGAGTCGTATACAGCCGGGAAGTAGTCCTGGATCTCGCCAAGCTTCTCGCCGGCTTCGGTGCGGTACTGCCTGAGCTCTTCAAAAAGACCCTTCAGTTTCGTAGCAACATCGCCAAGCTTGCCCTTGGTGATGGGCTTCTCTCCTCGAATCATGTCGTGCAGCGCACGATAGACGATTTCGCGCTGCTCCTGGGCCGTTCCTGCGGCGCCGTCCTTGAATGCAGCCAGGGTGTCGCGAAGGGGTGAAATGATCTCCTGGAAACGGTTTTGGTACTTGATACGGCTGGTCATCATCGCCGTAGGAATGTCGCGCTCGGTCGACTTGGAGTCCACGCCAGGCCTGGAGTGGATCATGTTGGCAACATCCTTTACCGTCTGACTGTAATCATGACGTTCTGCATTCTGATGTGCCTTTGTGCTGATGCCTGAGAAGTATCGTCCAGAAACAACGTCCCACGCGATCTGGCCGATGCTCTTTTCTTCGGTCTTTCTGACGGGCTGGCGGTTTGCCGGTCCGATCGACGGCATGACGTCATCACGGATTCCAAGCAGGGTTTCGCGCGCGCTCGGGCTGTCGTTTCCGTCGATCTTGCTAAGGTCCGGAACGGCCTGCTCGAGCATGGGCATTACGCCCCTAATCCTGGCCTCTTCGCTTCTGAGCCACGCATCAAACTGAGCCTGCATGTCGTTGGCATCCGTTTCAACGGTGTCAGCCATGTCTTGAAGCCCCTGATCGCGGTACCTCTTGGCCCTCTCGAGCTCTCGGTTCTTGCGCTCGTTAAAGAGCTTTGTTCCGCGCGTGATTCCCGCCCTAATGTTCGTTGCTGTCGGGCTGTCAGGTGAGTATGAGTAGTCCTCGGTCTGCTTGTAATTGGCTTCCTTCATTACGGTTCCGCGCATCACAAAGATGAGGTGATGCTGCTGCCCCTTGCTGCGCTCGAACGTTGCATCCCTTTCAATGGCGATGATTTCAGACACCCTATCAAGTACGCTGTCACGGTTGACCTTGATGCCTACGCCCTCAAGAGCGCTCTGGAAAAGCGATACGATCTTCTCAAGGACGGTTTGACCCCTCAGCTCAGAAAGCCTCTTTGTCTTGCTCTGGATCGAGTTCGCGATTTCTCGAAGTTTCGGGTCTATAAGGCACTCCGTAAGGAGTTCAGCCGGAGAGGTGAGTCCATAGAACTTTTCGTCGATGTGCATGTCTGACATTGTAAGGCTCAGCTCTTCCCTGATCTCGTCGACCAGGGCCTGTGCGTGGGCTCTCAGGACTTTGTCACCATCGATCACCTTCTTGGTGTAAGAATGGATGACCTCATGCGTAAGGACGTATGATACAACGTCGGCAAGGCTTGCCTGTCCACGAAGCTTTGCCTCCTTGGCAGTCATCATAGGAAGGAAGATTCGGATGTATTGTCCGCTGGCGGAATGCAGGCCAAGAACCTTGTCTGACGGAATAGGGTTTCCCTCGGAAGTCTCAAGGCCGTCTTTATACAGCTCGGAATACTTCTTGTCTGAAAACTGAACCCTGTAATTCTTGTCGATTTTGGCAGTAAGCAGTCTGATCAGGTCAGCCTTAGGTCCGGTCGCGCCTCTCAGGACCATATGAACGGCGTCTTTTATGGTCATGCTCTTGTTGGCAGCCTTTGCGAGATTCTGCGCGAGCTCTCTTTCGCTCTGTTCGGTCACGACAAGCTTGTCTTCGCCCATGCGCTGATCCCTTGACATTGCCTCGATCTTGTCGACATTTTTTGTCTTAGACGGGGTGACGGTGTGGAGCGCATCAAGGCCGTAATTGCCCTTCATGTCTGGCGTAATCTTGCCCTTGGCGAAGTCTGCCAGAATTCTGGCAGTCACGTCCTTGCCGAACATCTGACGGAAGCCCGTCTTGATCATGTCCCACAGGGACGCCAGCTTCTCGCGCCAGGTGTTCGGGTTGCCGGTGTAGGCAGGGTCCGAATTGAGGCGCTTCATCACGATACGGGCGAAGTTCTCGGCGAAGAACTCGTCGGCGTTGAAGATTTGGTACACTCCTTCGTGCGCAGCGATGACATAGACCGTCTTGGTCTTCCCCATAAGGCCAACCGGGATCACCTTTTGGACGAACAGCTTTGAGGCTCCTGGCTGGATAGACTCGGCCTTCTGGACGTCGAGCGAGCTGAAGTGTGTGGAGTTGAAGTCAATATACGGGTCTTTCAATACGGCAGCGATGCCTGGGTTCTCCTTAAGGTACTTCTTTCTGGCGCTGCGCCACTCGTTGATCAGGTCAATTCGGTCCTTCTCTGGGAGGTACTTCGTCAGAAGGTGAGCGATTTCGTGGGCAGCCGTATACTCGAACCGACCGTCGCGCACGGCGTCTCGGAAGATGGTAAGCACATTGTCGCCCCAGGAATACATGCCGTAATAGCCCCTCTCGTTGTCGTTTTTGATCGACATTTTCTCGCCGGAGAAGAACTGAGAACCGATGTAATTCATTATGCGCGTAAGACCTTCGGCTTCCTTGGCCGTGATCTCTCCGCGCAGGCGAAGTTCATCAAGAGCTCTTGCAATCATGCCCGTAAAACCCTTTCGGGCGTCCGGGTCGCCCCGACGGTTCTTGGCGTTTCGGTCGATGCGCTTGTCGAGCTCTCGAGCCTTGTCGTTGTCGTCCGCAAGACGGTCGAACCTGGAGAACGGGTCTGACGACTTATTGCTGTTAACCTGAGCCTTTATCTTTGTTAGAATCTGGTTCTCGATATCAGTATCAGTTCCGCCCTTTACCCGTGCCTCTAAGTCCTTGATTACTGCGTCAAGAAGGCTGGTTGTGGTGGTGTATTTCCCCGTTCCAACAAACTTGTCTACGGCATCATTGAACATGCGAGCCATCCCAAACGCGGTATTTCCAAGAAGACGGTCTGCGTCGTCCTTAGGCCCTCCCTTGCTTGTGTCCGTGCTGATCTCTCCGGATACATAGGGCGCACCACTTGTGTTTAGGTATCTCAGTATCGGATCGGACAACCCTGCTTGCTCCATGATGTAGTATCCGTTTACCGCGTTCGTCCTTAAGGACTTAATGTCCCCGGAGACGACCTCGCTGACAGACATTCCTTGGGCCAGCTGGGCCAACCTCAGGTCACACACCGCAGACCTGTATGCGTCCTGCATTATTGCGTAAACGGAATACTTCTTGTCGTTATTGCCCTTCAGCTTGCTATTGATCGGAAGGCTTGCTTCCTTCAGGTTTGCAACGACCTCAAGGTAGCTTGCTTCAGGATTCTTGTCCAGGAAGGCCTTGATCTCCTGGATGACATAAGCCTCAGCTCCGCTGATCTTTTTCAGATCTCCGAACGTAGAAAGAGGAACTCCGTTCTGACCCCTGATCTGATTGCCGATTTCCTGGATGATTGACCTTGCGACCGCATCTTTGTCCTTCTGGCTCGTAATCGAGACAGGAAGTGGCGCCGAAATGTCTAGTCCTTTGATTCTCACACCCGTCTCATCGACGACGGGAGGCTGCTTGGACTTATCCTTGCCCAAAATCGTGGCCTCCATCTGGTCATACTGCTCCTGGGTGATGATGCCGGCATCAAGCTGCTTCTTGTATTTCAGGATCGTTTTAGCCTTATCGTTATCCAGCTCGATGGACCTCTCGATTCCAAGGGTTCCGCCAGGAGAGTTCTTGGTGGCTTTCTTGAACTCGGCGTTGAGCTTCTTGAACTGAGGGTCGTATTTCTTCGCGATGGCGGTAAGAGCCTCGTCAGTCCCCTTTAGTCCAAGCTTTGAATCAAGAATAGCATCGGTTTCCTCGCGACGCTGCTCTCGAAGCGCGTTTATTTCGTTCATGATCTGGGTCGGACCACGTTTTTCAGTGGCGGCGCCCTGGTCATTCTGGTTGCCGGCGGCTTCTTCGATAATGTCGGCAAGTATATCAAGCTGATTTGCGAGGTCTTGAAGCTGGTCAATCATGTCCTCTCGCTCGGAAAACGGGTCTTCCCGTCCCATGTCTTCAATGTTACTCGCCTTTTCCTGGTGAGACTCAAGGATTTCGACGGCCCTTGTAGAAGCAGCGCGCAACATGTCAGCGGACTCCTGGCTGGAGATAGAGCTGTTTCTGAATGAGGAATTTTCAATGGCTTCCCTTGCCATTGCAATAACCCCCCTCTTTCCGTTGACCTCCTTGTCGGACGCAGCAGTTCCCCCTGCCGTGCTTTCAAGGTCGTCCATCGTGGATTCTGCCTCTGAAACAAGGTTGTTAAACTGATCGATTTGCTCCTGCGTGGCTGACACGACAGTAGGCTGGTCATCGGCAGCCTCGTTTTGCTGGGGCTGGGGCTGCTTTTTGGTGGCTTCGTACTGCTCGATGGTGTCCCGAAGCGTGCGCTGCTGTTCAGGGTTCTTGCCAGACTTCTCAAGCTTTGCCAGCTGAACTCTGGCCTGGGCCACATAGGCAGGCTCTTCGGTTTCGGGGGCTAGATCCTGGGTCTGGTCGTCATTAGCAGCCCGGCTGGTTGCCTGCGAAACAGTCCCTCCAGACAGGCTGAAGGTTTCGGATTCGTCAATGAGCTCGCCAGAGGGCTTTCCTCCAAGCTGCTTTGGTTTCTGGGCCGTCTTGAAGATATCCCCAGGCAAGGAGGCAGTGTTAGTTTCGGTCAAGCTGGCAACGCTTCCAACGTCACCCTTCCACTTGGCTCCGTTGACTCCGCCCATAGGAACAAGTGGCTTGCCCATGCCGGCCTCGACAAGCGCGGCCATCAGCTCGCTGCTGGACACGTTCGTCGGGTCGAACTGAGTCCATCCAAGCGAATTCAGGCGCATGGCGAGCTTTTCGATCATCGCTTCGGCCTGGCTGTTGATGCTGTTCTTGTAGTCCTTGTCGGACTTGTACCTGGCCACGTCGATTCCGAAGGCTGGCTGGCGCAGGATGCTGTTTTTACCGGTCGTTAGGCCCTTATCGAACATCTGAGATGTTTCTGAATAGCTGGAACCAAGTGCTTGCGGAAGGGTGGGGATTGCGATCTGCCCCTTGCTGCTATTCACGATGGACGCAATGTCAGCCAGGAGGTCGCCGTAGTCTTCGCGACGCTCATCCTCCTTTGTACGGCGCATGAACTCGGCCTGCGCCATCCTGAACATCTCGCTAAGCTCGGGCTTAACTTCGTTGCCTGAGTTTACGGCATCCTGCGCCATCTCAAGGAAGTCACTAAGAACCTTGTCTGAGACTCTCTGGATGCCCTCTTCGGTTACGTTCCCGGTAAACAGGTCGTACTCGTTCTCGTATTGGTCGATCGTTGCCAATGCCTTGTTGTAGGCCAGGCTCTTACCGCGACCCTTCTTTAGTTCCTGTGAAATTACCTGCCTTGCCTCGGTTACTTTCGACGGCTCCTGGACGGATCCGTACGGCTTCAGTCTTTCGTCGGAAGCCGTGTTGAAGCCGGCCTGCTTCTTTTCAGCCTGCTCGATATTCTTTGCCATGGCCTTGGCCTTGTCGCTGTCGGCGCCAAGCTTATCGATGACGGAACGAAGCTTCGTCCTGGCTGCCTTAAGGGACGCAGAGTCGTCAGGCTTTTCCTGCGCAATGGCGGTTACGCTGTCCATCGCAGGCGTCGTCGGCTGCGCCTCGGTTGCTGCCGGCTTGGTGGGCTTGACGGGCTTGGCTTGAGCCTGACCCTTGTCACCAAACATCTTGCCGGACTTGAAGTCCTTCATGGCCTGTACCAGCTCCTTAAGGCCCTTGTACGATTCAGGACCGATGCCCTTGATGGCATCGTCTACCATCTGCTTGATCTTAAGATTTGCGATATCAAGCTGTTCGTCTGTGTCGTCAACAAGCTCTTCTATGATGTCTTTCTTGCGCCGATCGAACATGGGTAGCGATGATTCGGCTTCAACTACGAGATTTCGAATCGCCTCTCTGGTCCAACTTCCATCCTCTTTCTCCAGACCAGCGTATTCAGCCGACTCGGCAGTCATTCCGTCGTCAGACATGCTTCCGATTGTAGAGTCTGTAAGGCTAAAAAGAATAGCATTACCTTCCTTTATCGCCTTTGAGTAAGTCGATTTTTCATATTTCGTTTCCTTTGACTGGATTTCTCCAACGGCCTTCTTGAGCATCTTGACGGAGTTCTCATCAAGTCCCTCAGTTGAGAACAATACGGCTTCAGTAAGATTGTCATGCCTTCTCGTATCCGTTTTTACGCGCATCGACAGCATCCTGATGACAACGTTTTCAACAATGTCATTAATCTCATCCTGGCTTACCGACTTCCAGTCTACGTCAATTTTGACATGCGTAGACGATTCACCCTCCTCCATGTAAGAGTCTTCTTCGCGAGCGTAGTCTGGGAGAGGTTCTCCAATGTTGATCTGAACAGAACCTTTGCTTGTACCATCGGCAGAAGTAATAGACGCCTTAATCGTCTTCTTCTTGATCGAAGAAATGGCGTTCTTTCTTCGTTCCGCGTCCTCCATCCTTGCCTCAACATCTTTGATCTTGGGTTTATCCGCAGAATTGTCATCGTCTAGGTCGTTTCTCTCGGCCATAAGGCCACGAATCTCCTTGTCGATCTCCTTGATGTTTTCGTCTGCGCTCTCGTCGATTTCAATATTGTTTGCCTCCTTCGTGGAAGCTGTGTCGAAAGAGATGTAGGAGTCCTTTCCTACCGGGAACTTCTTGTCAGCCCTGTTCTGCTGTTCTACGGCTTTGTCTCGCTCGGCTTCGTACTCCTTCTCGAGCTTGTTCGTCTGAATGACGATATCCAGCTTTGCCTTAAGAAGCTTCCTGGTCAGTTCTGCATGCTTGCTAATATCTGCGTCAATGTCATCAGACTCACCCTTTTGCAGGGACTCAGAGATGGCTTTGATCTTCTTTGAGATCATTGAGTGCTCTTGCAGCAAGGTGTAAAGCTCGCGGTCATTCTTTTCGATAAAGGCCAGGTTTTCCCTGGCGTTCTCCGGAGGCTTCTCGCTCGAGTTCGGGTCCGGTATTGTTTCAATCGGATCAGGCTTATAAATCGTAGCAAGTTCTTCGATCTCGCCCTCGTTAAAGGTCATGTCCGTCTGACCAGGGAAGTAGTCGGGAATGACAGAACCTTTGACGTATCGACTGTCCTCAGGGCTATATACCTTCATGTCCTCCAATACCTTCTTGGCATATGCCTCATTCATCGCCTCTAGCTTGGCTTCAGCCTTCTTTCGTGCCGAACCTTCCCATGCGAGATCAGGGATCTTCTTGCGAAGGTCGGACGCTTCCTTGGACGGGTCCTTTATGCGGCTGGCAAGCGCCTCATACTTTACTGCCTGAATCCAGTCGTGATTGTCTAGGTCGAACATCCAGTTCTTACCGCGCTCTTGCTTAGGCAGTCCTGGGACATTGATGTTGAAGCTAAATTCGTAATGCCTTCTGAACTTCTCCGCCTTGTTCCACCCGGATCCATACCCCCTACCGGCATCGTCAAAGGTCACTCCGTATCGCTTCTCAACGGCTGCGGCGAAATCAATGTCAGACTCTTTTCCGGTAAGTCCAAGAATCTCGTTAAGAGGGTCCAAGCTTAGCCCTTTCCCGGACTCAAGATCGAGGGAGTTTCTATTGAAACGCTCGAAGCTTACCCTGACTGCGGACGCGTCTTCCTTTGGGTTGAACTTCAGATCTTTCGCCATCTTCCTCATTTCGGCGATCTGCGCCTTAATGAACTCGTCATAGACCTTGATGGCTTCTTCTTTGCCAATATCGGCAACCATATCCTCAAAGCTTTCATACTTAGGCACCATGCCGTTAAAACCTTCTCTAGATGCAATACCGCCATCGAAGAGGTTAGGACCAATCGTAGATGTTCCGCTATACCTATTCTTCCATTCGTTGAATCTTGCGATCAGAACGGCTTTACCGTCCTTGTCAAAGATCACAACAGCCGCCCTTTCCCTGCCTCCGTGGCCTCCTTTTTTCTTTGGTGTCGAGTTCGGAACAGTTGATACGCTGTGGCTCGTGCCGCTGATTGGCGTCTTCTTCCCGTCCCACTTGACCGGCTTAGGAGCAGGCGTCCACTTGGCCAAAGCCTTGGCTGCATCCATGTCGGCAAACTCCTTCGCTCCAAATACGCCTTCAAGGTATGCCTTCATTTCGGCCTTGTTCATGTACCCATTTCTTTCAGCGATATCCGTAAAGATGCTATGGAAAGGCTCGTTAACATCAGCGTCTTCGTCTTCCGCGTCCTCGTTATCCTGCCTGATCTGCTCAAGGTCTAGCTCCTTCAGCTTGGCCTTCTCGTCTTCGGTAATTGGATTGGTAACGCTCGAAGGGCCAGGCTTGCCGCCGGCCTGCTGATTGCCTTTTGGCTTCTTGGTGAGCTCAGAAGTGTTGACCTCGCCGGTAGATCCGTCGTCGTTGTCCAGGCTGCCAGAGCTGCCCTTGAATAGCTTTTTCAGGAAATCCTGGATATCCTTGTCGATCTTAGAGATGGTCTGCTTTCGGTCGATGCCGAACTTGTCGATGATCAGGTCGCGGTAGGCGTTGACGCCAGAGTTGGATCTGGTGACGTTCTGGGCTCCAAGCGCCTTCATTACCTCCATTCGGAACTTGGAATAGGCATCCCCTGCGGGGCTTGCCCACTTGTACTGCGGGATGGAGTTGAAGATTTTTGCGAGCTCTGCGGCTTGTTCGGGAGTTACCTCGGCGGGGTTCAGGTCTTCTGCTTGAGCCTGGGTCTGAGCCTGGGCGGCCGGCTGATCCTTGTTGTCTTTCTCCGTATCCTTTGGCTTACCCTGGTCATTGGTGTCCTTGTCTTCTGTAGCAGCCTGGGGCTGGGTTGCCGTAGGAGTCGGCGCCTTGGGCTTGTTGTGCGCATCGATAACCTCGAGCGCCTCCTGGATGGTCTGAACAATCGCAGCTGCGTTCGTTTCATTGATCCCCTTGCCGTTCATGGTTCCATTATTGCCGTGAAGATAGACCGCGTATGCTCGCTTACCATTGATGTCCTTTGGCTGAATGGAGTCGCCTTTATCATTCTGCCATACGGCGACCTGAGACTTGCCTTGCACGCTTTGCTTGAATCCTGCCTTTTTTAGATCGATTCCCTCGCGAAGAAGTCGACTAGCCCTCTTGTTGTCCTTCGGGCGACCATCGTAAGGAGTAGCAGGCATGGGGGAATTTTCGCCATGCTTAGCGTCCCACTCCTGCTGCCTTCTTAGCAAGTCTGCCGCATATGCAGGATTTTTCTTTTGGTCATACTTTTGGATCAAGGCGCGCTCTGCATCGCTAGGCTTAACGGATCCATCTCTAAAGTTCGTGTCACCATACTTCTTCATCCATTCCAGGTAGGCCTGAGCTGCCTGGTCTACGGCTGCCTTGTTGTTTTTTACGTACTCCGCGACCTTTGCATTATCCTTGATGCCCATTTCGATCCATGCATTGAGATCATTAGCCGTGCGTGCATCCACCAGGTCAGGAGCTGAGTTTTTTGCCACGCTTTCAGGAATAATTTTTGGCCTAGGAACCGAAGGCATGTTCCCGGTACCCCTTCCAGGTGTATCGAATTCTGGCTTATACTCAGGATCGTTCTTCTTATCTACCCAGCTTTCCGGCCTTCGCTCAACATAGGTCTTGGGTCTGCCGTCCGGATTATGAGTATCGGCATATAGCTCGTCCCATTTGGCGGCAAGAACATCACTGTTGGCAGGGCGTGGCTGAACCGGGTTAAAGTCTTCCTCTTCGATGGCTGGGGCCTGCGCGCTTGCGGCAGCTTCGGCGTTGGCAGCCGTTGGCGTGACGACGGGTGCGGGGACTCCAGGCTGATTGGTCTGGGTTGCAGCAGGAACAGCAGGCTGGCTTTGCCCAGCCGGCTGAACCTGGGCAGCAGGAGTTGTTGCGACAGGCGCGACAGGAGCGACAGGGGCTGCAGGAGCCGTAGGAACCGTAGTAGAAGCGGGGGTTGTGGTTGCAATAGGAGCCGCTGTGGCAGTGGGGGTGGAAACACCGGGCTGCTGAACGGGCGGAACAACGGTCCTTGCGCCTTGCGCCTCCGACACGATTTCGCTCTGAACACCAGGCACCTGATTCCTTCCTTGGTTTACGATTACGGGCGGAGGGATGGAGCTTCCGCCAAGACCAACGGCTCCTGCGATCGTGCGCCCAAGCTTTGTTTCTTCATTCTGAAGGACCGATTCAATCGCTGCGCCGATTACTTCGCCGCCAAAGTCAAAGTCCCTCCACTTCTGGCCTGTGGCAGCATGAATGGCCGCCGACCCAGCGAACTCACCAGCGAATTCGCCGGCTGCATTCTTAAGTCTTCCAGATGGATCGCGCGACCACTCGTCGATGCCGGATGCGCGAAGGAATGGAGCAGATGCCAGGTAGCCTCCAGCCATCGTAAGCTTCGGATATTTGCGCATGGCATACAGTTCCTTCGCTCCAACCGGAGCCACAAGGTTCTGAAGATATTGAGCGCCTGAACTAAGCGCGCCACCACCTGCAGTGGAGCCAATAAAGCTTCCCGCAATCGTTCCAGCGCCAGGCGAAATGAATGTACCAGCCGTTCCGCCCAGGGCTCCACCCGCGCGACTTCCGAGCCAACCGGCAACGCCAGGAATGAAGCTTCTAAGAGTAGCTGCCGTAGTCGCGTAACCAGCGTCAGGGATATCGCTCGCGGCAAGGATTCTGTTGTCTTTTACAACAGACCCTACGCCATACGAGATTGGAAGGAGGTCTTCGTCTTTAACAATTTCGCGATCAGGTACGGAGCTCATTTGGTATCAGATAGATTAGATGCTAAGCTCTCAGGCTTTTTTTGAGCCCTGCTTGCTTCTAACTCACGCTGATAGTAGTTCCTGATCGGAGCAACCCTATTGTTAAGCCATGTCTGCAAAAGATCCATTTGCTTGTTCGGATCGCCCTTTAGCTCGTAATACCTCTTTACCGTACTACTAAGGCCAAGTCCACGAACTGTTCCGTCTCCGGTTTCGCTCTTTGCAATGTACCTAAGCATGTTCTGGAGTTGGCCAAACGTTCCAATCCTATTAACGATTCCCCACTCTGACACGCCAAGGCCGGTAGGCCTTGCCAGGAGGTGACGGACATTGACCGCTTCATAGGGCTTATACTCCTTAACTTGTCCATTTTCAGAGTACTTGTTGTTCTTCGGCATGTCGCTCCCGAAGGCAGTAAATCCAGAGGACATAAGGTCAGCTATCTGAATGTCGATCAACCCCCTTTCGGTTGCATCACCGACGGTGATGTTCGTCCCGTTGGCTTGTCTCTGGAAGACATAAAATCTTCCATTTTCAGCATTTGAGGCCGTAAAGAACATGCCTGGCTTCAGGTCTTCAAGAGTCCAAATACCGCCGCCAGGCTTCAGCGCACCAAGCGAATGTGGCATATCTGGGCTGCTCCCATCTGGAGACGGCATCAGATTTTTGCCGTTTGCCTTAATCCCCGTACCTGCGGCCGCAGGAGCACTACCCGCCTGGGCCTGTACCTGGATTGGGCTATCTGATCCGCCGCTAATCACCCTCCCGTTTTGGCTGATTTCTGTCCTATTTGATGCTGGGCTCCAATTTCCAGCCGTATTGTCAACCTTCAGGCCTGACTTGGCAAGGTATTCGCGCATAACCTCGTCGGGGTTTCTGTTCGGCATGCCCGTACCAAAGTACTCCCTGTAAGCGTGCGCTGCCAGCTGAGAGGCCGTTCCTGGGTTGATCGGGAAATCTGGCGTGGACTGAGCCCATTCAGCAACGACTTCCTTGGCCCTGGTGATCCATTCGTTAGAACGGTTGACGTCCAGAGTGCTGGCCGATCCGTCAGCGCCAGAACCGCCAGAAGTTCCAGAAGAGCCTGAACCGCCTCCTCCAACCTTGGGAGCAGTGACGATGATTTCTCCGTCTTTGCTCACAAAGCTTGCACCGCCGGCGAGAGCCCTTGGAACACTGCTGGTTGCTATGGCCTTACCGTTTCTGTCAAAAGCTTGGTCGCCTGCGTTGAGAACGATCGGCTTGTCGCGGTTGACGGCAATTTCATTTTGGGCGTTCTGATCCCTGATTCTGGCTGCTTCAGCCTCACTTACGGCCTCATTGATGCTCAGCGTCTTTCCCGTTCGCGCAAGGCGCTCGCGCATGATATTGTCTGGAATTCCAGCCTGCGGTTGACCGCTAAGGAGTTGCGCCACGCCCGTAAGGTCTACCTTCTGGGCGTTGTTAGGGTTTTCAACCCTGCTTCGGATTTCGTCGATTTCCGCACCCCTCGCAGCCCTGTTGAAGTCATCAAGACTTTGCGGCTCGCTTGGGACATTTGACATTAGAGCCGAAAGACCCGCAGAAAGATTAAGGGGCTGGCCTGGAGCCGGTGCAGCCGTGATCTCGCCAATGGTGGCCGGCTCCGGCTTCTTGGTAGCAGTGGGAACGGGGGCAGCAGGGGTTGCCTGAGCGCCCCTGGATCTGGCGTTTAGGTTCAACTGAGCCAGGCCTTCGGCAAACTTCTTAAGGTCTACATTGACATGAGGAACCTCCGATGCGATTTCAGACATTCCGGCAGGGTCAAAAAACATTTCACCGCGATCATCTGTGTAGACGTATTTCGACAAGATGCGCGCAAGTCTTTGGTTTGCATCAAGCTGTTCGGTCGTCTTTCTCGTCTTGGCGTTGTGGCCTGCGGTCCTGGCCTCGATTTCCGCCTTTTGAGTAGGGATGAGGGACGTGCGTGCGCGGGTAAAATCCGTGTCAGCAAGAGATGCTTCCTTCTGCTGCTGCAAAAGCGCACCCCTTGCCTTGTCCTCAGGGTTCAGGCCAAAGAGGTTGATTGCGTTTTTACCAAGAGGTTCGATCCAGGAGTAGTCGTTAGCCATGTTTTTATTGTATGAATTCTGACATTGATCCTCCGGCGCCCCATAGCAGGTTGGGGTCGGGCTTGTAGACCCTGGCCGCATTCCATAGGACGGGGATATTAGTTGTGCCGGGGATGGTTGCAGCAGCAGCAGCCTTGGCGGCAGCGTCGCCTGCGGCGCCCATTCCGGACGCGGCTCCCATTCCAACAAGCGAACCAGCGGTGTTAAGGCCTTGTCCGAGCGCCTTGAGCCCTGCGCCCTTTTCCTTGGCGGCTTCAAGTTCGATCGGAACTACGCCAGCAGATCCTGACATGAAGTTGGCGATTCGTCCCTGATCCTGGAGGTATCGTCCATTTCGGATCGCGTCCAGGATGTTGACGTCGTTGGTGGCGCTAAGCGGGTTCTTGTTCTTGCTATAAATCGATGCGACCTTGCTTCCGGCGGCAGTCCTGGTGGCAGTCTCATCGCTCACCGTTTTAGAGGTAGCATTGCCCGTAGATGCGACAGAGCTAGGAGCAACTTCTTGAACAGCAGCATCGGTTGCGGCGTCTCTTTTAGCGACAGCATCACCGATGTTTTTGTTCGCGACGTCCGCGCCCGATTCGCCGAGCGACGAGTCAAACAGCGCTTTGGCTTCCGCCTTGAACTTGTCTTGCCTGAGTTTTTCCGCATGAGCTACAGCATCAGCTGCTTTTTTGGCCTTTTGGTTTCCGGCGTATTGAGCAGCCGTACCTGCGGCAGTCAGGCCGAGGGACGTTGCAGCAAGCGTTGCCGTGGTAAGTTCGCACATTTTAGTTAAGTTTTAACGGTTCTTGAGGCGTCTCCGCCCGAGGATTTACCCCTAAAGAGTCCCGTGTATGCGCCAATACCTGGGGCATTACGGTCATAATAGCCTGCCCTGGCGGCATTGCCAAGGAGCCCCGTGGTTGCGCTGAACATGTGACCGATTGGAGAAAATGCCTGCTGAGACGCCAGGAGCCCGGCTCGATTTACGGCCTGGCTTCCGACCGAAGCCGCGTCACCCGTTGCATTGAGCTGGGCGAGCAGGTCTGCGCGGTTCTGTTCAGTTCTTTGCTTTGCTTGATTCGACTGATCCAGCGCGGCGTTGGCAATGTCTGCCTTGGCCTGACTGAATTGGCGCTGAAGCTCTCCTTCATTGCGCGATCGTTCGCTGGAGTCGGTCAACCCAGACCGCGCAAGATTAAAGGCCAGGTTATTGCTTTCGCCTTTCATCTGCTCGCGCAGCTGGGGTTCGGCGTAGTTCTTGTATTCCTGCTCCCTTTGCTTGTAAAATGAGTCGTTAAAGCCGGCAAACTTAGCATTAACATCGGCCGTGCCGGTCTTGATACGCTCCTGCCTGGCAGTTTCGTCTTCACGCGCCTGCCTCGCATATGTATCTGATCCTCCTCCTCCTGAGCACATGGTCGTATTGGGTTAAGTTGAGTATGGCCTAGTGACCTCCTTAGTCCAGCAGTAAAGGTAGAATCTTTCCCCGTTTCTGCCGAAATTCTCGATCTCAGACTCCTTCTTGGCTCCAAGCATCTCAAGCCATCTGTGGGCTTGCGCGTGCTTCTCCCAAGACCTGCATTCGGCCCTGTGGGCTCCCATGTCTTTGAGCGTTTGGATCATGACCCTCTTGATGAACCTTGTAACCTCAAGGGAAACCTCGTGCCAATCGTCCGTAGCGACCATCCATACGCCCCAAACCCCATTCCATGTCGGGCAAGCTCCAAAGGCCGCCACGGGCTTGCCAGGCACGCCGGCTACCCATGCAAATTCACCGCAGGACAGCAGGTCGTTGGTCAGATTTTCATCGGAATCGTCCCATCTTGTGGCAAAAACCTCAGACCTGTCGCTTTGTCGCATGTTTTTTACGACAAAAAGTAGGTCTTCCCTGTTTATCTTAGCAAATTGAGTCATCCTGCTTCGTGTTTAGAGTGGCGCTCATCAAAGTGAACGATGAAGTTTGCGATTTTTGCCTTACCTGGCGCTTGGTTAGTGAATTTAGGGCCGAAATGCGTGCCATAACCCGTTGCCATGACTCGCCCAAAGGCAAAAGTTGACTGAGTTACATTGGCAAGGTGGTCGCGCACGGTAGGAGCCGTGTGGTCGTACCCCATGTATATCGACCAGATCCCCTCAGCTGCGATTTCTACCCCCTTGGCCTCCTTGATCGTAGCCGGCTTAGACGCATCAAGATATGGCATTTCGATGTCAACAAGGCATGAGTCGTAAGATTGGCCGTCTACGCCACCGTAACAGTAAATGTTGTAATTGTTTCCATATATCGAAGACACATATAGCCTGTCCTTGTACTGAACCATGCCGACCGCATACTTGATCTCTTCGGAATCATAGGTTGACCACGCTGTGATGCCTGCGCCAGCGAACATCGAAAGGACATAGATGTTTCCGGCCATCACGACGATAAGTCTGCCGTCAATAGGATCAATGGCGCACTTTGCCGTGTTCTTCGAGATGCCGCCTTCGATGAATATCTGGTCGTTATTTGCCACCTTTTGATCTGCGACATACATGTCGTGGATTACCGTCTCGTCGATGGCGGAGCCAATATCGTTGGTGTATGCAGAGTCTGTGCTTTCTCTCGCCCTGACCGACCTGATTCCATTATCGCTAAGGTAAATCAGGTCCGTTGAACCGATTGAAATAACTGTCTTTGGCGCAATGCACCCTGAGTTCTCAATTACCTGCCCTTGGCGGTTCAGGGACGGGTCTGGATCCATGTACCAAGTCTGAAGGCTCCTGTTGGTGAAGAATACCATCTTGTCCTGATAGACGCCGCAGGACGTGATTTCCTCGCGGCCACCGAAGTTGTTGGACATGTCGATGAACCCCGAACCAAGGTCGTACATGCCCCACTTGGTGCAGTCATTGAGCGCTGAGAAGTAAACTACGGACCCAAACCCAACATAAACCTTAGATTTGTAGGTAAACACAAAGGACGGATCCTTGCCGAACACATCAGCCATTCTGGTTGCGCCAATGATAAGCGGACTTGTCGGGCTGTCAGACGGTGTAATTGTAATGCCAAACTTAAAGCCGCGGACAGGAATGGTGTTCTCTTTGGGTATGTAGGCAATCCTGGTTATCTGAGGTCGCTCCTGAACCGCGCTGACACCGCCGGAAAAGACGGCAGCTCCGGCGAACAGCATGTTCCCTTCCACAACGATGGCCACAGACCTGTTATTTACCTCCCTGCCCGTTCCAGGCTTTCCTTTGAACGTCATGGTAGGCCCTGAAACCGTGATATCGTATTCCGTGTTGGACGCATAACTGTCGATCTGCGTCTTGATCTTGTTGACCGTGAAGCTATGCGACTGCTCCCATGAGACTGGCGCCCCAAGTATGTCAACGCCGTCGATTCTTATCTCAGTGACGGCATTTACTGCGCCTCCGCTAAAAGTCCCCATGGTGGCAATAAACTTGCCAGGATTGTACGGGCTTTCGGCCACAGTGCTTACGTCGATAAAATCGCCAAGCTTTCCGACGACAACTCTCGGGTCTGAATCAAACTCAATTTGGACAAGTTCTCCATTTGCCTTGTCGGCAAAATCAGACGGAGCAAGTATCCATAAGTCAGCCGGATCCCATCCTGACCAGCCGCCATAAGACGCCATCTTTGCCGTGTATTTATGGTTTAGGTTTGCATAGCTGTTGTCATTGATAGCCTTTCGGATGTTCCAGAACAACTCGCCTGCCGGCGAACCTACTCCGCTCGCGGGGAAAGTGTTGTACTTAAGGCCAGTCGATGCCGTCCAGCCAATCAGGTCTAGTCCGTCGTTTGCGGTCGCAGAGCTTGCGCCAACCCTGATACTCCTGATGCCTGGAAGGTACCTGGCATCCATGTACCTTGAACCTCTTTTGACCTGTGCATTAACCTCGTATCCGCCGATCAGGTTCTTTTCGCAGGTTGCAGGAGTTGACGGGACGAAGCTCTCCTTCTTCTGGACCTCTGTGATCTTGATATCAAAGTACTTCTTGGTGTCTTCAACGTGGGTCACGTCGAAGGCTACGGCCGGCTTGCCTGTTACGGTAAAACCCCATCCGTCAGGGGCGAACGGGTCATTGAAAACTTCCGGCTCATAGAATTCAGCAGAATAACCAGGCGTATCCTTTGCGGAGAAATACGAAACCATTTGGTGCCCCATTTCGTATCCGCTTGTAAAATTATCGCCGATGCCCCTGTACCAATCCGGGATGGCAACTCCGTCAAAAAACGCCAAGCAGAACGAATCACCATTTTCGTTGCTTGGTGCCGAATATTTGTTGATGGCGAAAATCTTACCTCCAAACACAGTAGAAATTGCCGGGCTTTGGTGATTCTTGATCTTCTTTACGCCACTGAATGAAAATATGTTTGCAGCAACACCCGGCCCTGGGACGTCAAGCGGCGGAACCATTAGGCGCTGTACCTTGATCTTTCCGTTTATCGGACTTGACGACCAAAGATTGTTTTCATCTACATATGTAAAGCAATAGATGCCGTCCGATGCTGACTCTAGGCCGTAGAATACGGATGAGTAGTCGGGGATTGAGTCAAAGAGTTCAAACTTCTTGCGCTTCTCGATTTCGCCGCCTCGCGTGATGTGAGCGTTTGAGATCTTGGCAAGCGTTCCAGCCTTTGAGTTTAGGACGTGCCTGCGGCTGTCGAGCCCGGCTGAAAAGTTGTCTACGATTGTGTATGGCATTAGAAGCGATCGTCTCGCACGAAACGACCTCCGACGATGCGAAGTCGCTCATTACGGTCGATACCGCCGCCGTAAATGAACCTGTCGCGCTTAAGCCCCATTCCTTTAAGGCGGTTTAAAAGAGACGTAGCCTGTGCAAGCTTTGCCTGTGCGTCCTCGGCCTTGGATCGTGCCAGGAATTCGGCAGCAGCATACAGGACGATCAGATTGTCATCCAGCACGGCCTTGTCGTCATCAGCGATAAGCGGGGGCAGTCGCTTGATCGCCTTGAAGCGAAGCTTCTGGTTGTTCGTGGTAGGCACGGGCCATACCTCAAACTGATTATCTTCGTAATGGCGCCAGCGCAGGACAGGCTCCGTAGCCTGTCCTCGGTCTGAATCGAACTGATTGTATTCGTTCGGGCCGATGCCGTAGTCGACGGGATGCCAGATCTCTGAGAAACTCACATGAGTGCAGACGATCCGGTCGTAATCGACCTGGGGGTCAAACGTGTAATACTTCTGGTTGGTCATGAGCTGCTCGTCGCGCTCAATGTAACCGAAGTCCCAATCATGCTCGGTCCAAAGCCTGTCCTGCACGCGGCGAAGCGTCTGATCCATCTGGTTGATGGTGTTGACGCCCATGGCAACGTTCGGAGACGCCCCGATCTCGCTTCGGAGCATTGCCCTCAATTCGAGTAGAGTCGTTCCGCGCGCCATGTTAGTTCAGGGTCTTGGATTTCTTGACCTCGGGGATACGGCCTTCAAAGCCGGCTTCCAGGAAGGTCTTGTGCAAGGGCGCCGCACCAGGATAGCAACGATCGAGTCCTTCCTTGCCATACAGGATGGTGATGCGCTCGCGCTCAACGCGGTCGGTGTTGCCTACGGTACCGTTGACGTTCAGGATGATGACGGATCCTTCGCCGTTGAGATGCTCAAGGATTCTGGCCTCAGGCGCGGTAACGGTCTTGGTAATCGTGTTGAGCATGCTATTGCTCAGACGAAGTTCGATGTTTGCATATTCCATGGTCAAGACAGTCTCCCAGCGGCTTACCCAAATGCAAACAAAAAGGGCCGGAAAATCCGGCCCTTTGTCTGAAACCAGCCCTGTATCGCTTAGTTGGCGATATAGAGGCCGGAGCTGTTGAGGCGCTTGCAAGCCATGCCACCCGTCCAAGTCATGCCCTTGTAGATGACATACTTGTTTTCGGGACGGGCCGGGTTGTGGACCTTCTTGTCTTCGCCTTCCATCGTATAGAGGCACAGGGCTTCCATGTCGAGGATGTAGGCGTAGTTGGTCTGAGAACCGGTCAGCTGGCCAGGGGGCAGCAGGTCGTCCAGGGTCGGGTCGTACACGAACTCACCAAGGCCAAGCAGCGACGGGACGCCGATAGAGATATCGGTACCCTTCGAGAAACCGGTCTGGGTGAAGATACCCTTCGAGGTGATCTCGGCTTCGAGCTTCTCGAGGAAGCCGGAACCACAGAGGATCACGGTGGGCTTACCGCCGTAACGCTTCAGCTGACGCACTTCCTTGCGCAGACCTTCGATGATGTTGGTCTGGCCGGCCTGGTAGTTGAAGGTTTCGGTGCGGTTCTGCCAGAGCTTCTTGCCGCCCTGGAAGACGGTGTTACGGGCGATACCGCCGGTGGTGCCAAGGTCATTGGTGGCGGCAGGCTTGATAAAGGCCTGGATACCAGCGACTTTCTTGGAGTCGGAGCCGTCACCCCAGAACATCTGATTGAAGCCTCGGGACCAGCCTTCGGTCATATCGTCAAGCTTAGCCTTGAGGATATTAGTGAGGACGGTCGCGTCACGACCAGAGTGCTTGGAGGTGTTCTCGCCGGTGAGGCTGTCGGTGACGGAGATGCCGTCGACCTTCAGTTCCGTCAGGGTGACGGTGATACCGGAGTGGATTTCCTTCCAAGGGTACGAGACGCGCTTGGTGTTCTGCGGGTTGACGTAGTTGACGGATTCGTCACCTTCGTAGCCCTGGATCGTGGTCGTGTAGTCGAAGACGACGGGCATGGTGATTTCGCCTTTGCCGCCGGGGAAAGTCTTCTGCTTCTTCGTGAAAAGATTGAGAAGGGGCTTCTCCTGGATGGACTGAGCGAACGCATCGCTCTTGATGTGGAAATCAAGGGCGGAGGCGATGGTGTTCTCGAGAATAGAGAAAGAGTTGGCCATTGTAGTAGTAGTTTAGCGGTTTGACTGAAGGCCCATGCGGATAACCTCATCCAAAGAACGGGGCGCCGAACGGGCTTGATTGGACGACAGCGAGCTGGTGGGGGTTTTGATGGTGTTATTACGTCCTGCCAGCGGTCGAAGCCTTGCGTTCACGTCAGAGAGAGCGCGTCGTGCGATCTCGATCGCCTGATCGGGACTTTGAGGCCGATTGCCGACAAGAAGCGTGTTCACACGCTCCATCACCATTTCGTATTTCGCGGACCAATCAGGATCCTTGGCCTTCTCGATCTGTTCCCAATTAGCTACGGCATCGTGGATGCTGCGCTGACGGTTCATGATCTCCTGCTGTTGCCTTTGTTCATCCGCTTGTCTCTGGCGGGACTCCGAAAGATCACGCTGTGCCTTGAGCATAGCTAGTTCTTTGGCAGTCTCTTCATCGACGAAACCTTCATCGACCTTGGCCTTGATCTCGGGAGGAAGAACCTCTCCGGTGTAAGGCGCAAGCTTTTCGATGTAACCCTGGAGCTGCTTGTAAGCGTCAACCGGGTTCTGTTTCATCAAGGCCATGACGTGCATCCCCTCGGCCATCTCGTCTGGCGTGAGGCCGTTGGTATGCATGAAGTTGGTGATCTTGTCGTATTGCTCGGCCCTGGGTTTCAGGGCCTCGCGCTCGGAGATCATCTCCTTCCATCGCGGGTGGTTATGGAACGGCAGCTTTTCGGCCTGCTGATTGCTGTTATCCTTCTGCTTGCTATCGTCCTGGACTAGCTTCGCATCGGAATCGCTGCTATCAGCGGTTGCACTGTGGTCCCCCTCGTCGGACGAGTTCGAGTCAGGCTTATCCTTTTCATACGCCGCTTTCACGACGTCGAGCAGGGTGGCCTTCTTATTAGCGTCCTTGTCGTCCGTAGTCGACGACTCTACGGCACTATCTTTAGCGTCATTACTAGGTTCCGGAGCCTGCGCTGCCTGTGGCGCAGGGTTGGCCTCAAGAGGCTGCTGGATGGCGGCCTCGGTCGCGGGTGAAGAATCTGCCGACGAAGCGGATTCAGGCTGGTTTAGCGTCTCGTTCACATTACTCATGGTGTTGGGTGTTGGTGGAAAGTCAACTAAATGGCGTTACCCACGGATTGTGGCATACCTCCGGCCATGTTAGGGGCAGAAACCTCGCTCGCCATTCCGCCAGGGTTTCCTGCCGCCATTGGAGGCTGCATTGCAGCAGCAGCGGTAGGATCAGAACCAGGCCCTTGGCCGGTAAGGTTCTTCTGGGAGTTCATGGCCACAATAGACGGCAAGGTCGCGCGTACGGCTTCCGTAAGGTCTAGGCCGTCGTCCATCCTTCGGATGGCTTCCTTGGCAAGCCAGGTTGGGTCGATGCCAGGGATCTGGATGAGCGTGGGGGCAAGTCGTTCAAAGTTGGCGATTTCGGAGGCTTTGTTGGGGCGTCCAGAACTTCCGGCCTCAATCGTAAGAAGCAGCTCCTCTGACACGTCCATGGCTGAAATCGTAGGCCACATGGCACCAGGGCCGGCTATCTTCTTGGCAGTCTCAGGATCCATCATGACCAAGAGCATTTGGCCGCACGCGCGACAAAGCTCGCTAAGGAAGCCGTCAAGGTCGTCCACATTGGATCCAAGCGCTGTCTGGCGGCTAGACTCAGATACGGATACTTCGGTAGCCGTGCTGTTTGAGGTTCCGCCAATGTTGGCCTCCTGAGATCCGACAACGCGCATCAGGTCTTCGATCAACATGGACGTATCGTACAAGGACGGGTCAATGCCGATCGGCTGCACAGGCTGAAGAATGTCTCCGACCTTCTGGCCTGGCTGAAGTGAGTTTAGCTGGATCACTTCATTCGGGGAACGGTCCATCAGCTTTCTGACGTCGCCTTCCGACAGCATGCCGACAGGAGTGACGTACAGCGGTCGGTTGGCGTTTCGGTGTTCGCGCAGGCGCTGACGGGCAAGATTGTATTCCTTTTGAATCGGCATCAAAAGCCGGACGTCAGAAGGAGGGTAGATTTCCTTGTCGTTCTCGACCTCGTTGAACGCAAGGACAAAGAAGGGCCAGAAACGCTTGAGTTTGACCTCGGGAGGTCCAGGTTCTTGCAGGAATTCGTTGTATCCGTCGGCGACGACAATCTTCATGCCATCTTTCTTGGAGTAGATTTCCCACACCCGAACCAGCTCGCTGTCGCTCTTTTCATCTTCAGAGTGGCGCTTAGAGTCTTCGACCTGCTTGGTGTAGTTCGTACCAAGGTCGACGGAGTAGACTTCCTTGACCTCATCTGTCGTAAGGATGAATTCCTGGGCCACCCACTCGGCTCCGATGAAGCCCTTGAGCTGCCGGCAGCGCGGATCTACGATGATGTTTGCAGAAGGAGGGAAGTCGAAGACAAGTCCTTCGTCTACGATGGCGTCATTCTTTTCGCTGTATTCATTGAAGAGCATCTTGAGCTCTTCGTACTTGATGCTGTTTTCGTCGAAAATATTGTCCTGGCTGTCGGCCATGAGCCGTTCCAGCTTGCGCATCTGCTCGGTGATATCGGTTATCTTTTCCACGTCCTCCGGCCGCTTGCCCATGACGCGATGGAATCCGATCTTGGCGAAGCCAACGCCCGTGACGCAAGTGCGACGAACAAGCTGCTTCATCTGATCCTTGATGTTCTGTGACTCCATGATGTGATGGAACACGATTTCCATCGTCTTTGCGATCTTGTCCATGACGCGACGGCGCTCAAAGCCCTGCTGCACATCCTGCATCAATGCGACCGCATTGGGGTCTGGCATGCCGGTGTTCTGAAGGGCTATGTCATTGGCAACCTGTGCCGATTGAAGCTGGCTCGCGTCACCCTCCCAAAGCGTAAAATCAAGCGTGTCCCGGCGCTTTGCGACTGCCTTGGGGTTCTTGGCATATAAGGACGCAACGCGCTGCTGGACGTGGCGTTGAACCAGGTTCGCGACATATCGGTCATCACTCTCAGAATGCCATGGCCATTGCTTTCCCATCAGGAAGTCCATGTCCTCGCGCATGCGCTTGTGGGGGGCTTCCCAATGCTTTTTAGCACGGATAACACGATCCTGCCATTCGCGTACAAGAGCCCTTCGGGCAACGGTTTGCTCGGCAGAGATCTCGCGAATGATGCCACTGAACGGCTTTTGTTCGCCCTCGAGCTTGTCTTCCATTTTTTCAAAATCCTGCCCCTCCATCTTTTCGTGGGTAGGGCCTTCTCCTGGTTCGTTCTCGTATTGCATTTTTGATATGTTCATTAACTCCAAAAAGATTTCAACCTGTTTTCTCGCCATTCTTTCATCTTGGACGAGTATTTCACCCAGGCTATGCTTCCCGTCTTAGGACCAATATCGTTGCTTTCTGCCGGCTTATTGGCCGAAATCTGCAGAGAAAGCCCCATCCCGATGTGCGCCAGAGTGTCAACAAAGTCGTCGTGACGGGCGGACGGGAACTTCAGGATTTCATTCATGGCGTCCTGCCACCAATGGGCAAATCTAGGAAAGTAAACCTTGCCCATGGCCATTCGGCCACGAATTGCCTGAGCTCGAGTCTGCTTGTCCTTGGCCGGGTTCACCTCGTCAATGGCGCAGTAGATAGACTCCTCTTGCATGCGCTTGCGCAAGAACGGTCCAATTGCCTTTGAAATGTGGCCTTTTTCAGCCCACCACAGCATAGGCCGATGGCGCTTCATCAGGTCGAGCATCCCGTCGCAAACAACGTCGGTCTGGGCTCTTCGCCACCAAACGTCTGGAAGCACCCATATATTGTCGTCTTCGTCGAGCCCGACAGTCATAAGGCACGTCTTATCAGCGTCTTGCGCAATAGATACGGCATGGTCTGAGGCCGCGTAGTATCTAAGGTTTTTGGGTAGTTGGTCGGGCGTGTAAGTCTTTATCCACTCGCGCTTAAAGTAGTCGCCGTCATCTGGCGTTGGCTTGCCTTGGTACAGGGCAGAAAAGCCCCTGGAGTTCAGTCGCCTGATCTGGTCAAGGGACTCAAGTGGAAATCGCTCAGGCCACAGTGCTTCGCCAGGCTTTCGACCCATAGGATCGTCCTCGTCGGCGATGGCCGGCAGCGCAAGAACCTTCCAATTTACAGCCTCATCTGGGTTAAAGCACGGGTTTGACTTGTCTGTAAGCCTGCCGATCAGGTCGTCCTCGTGCCAGCGAGTCATGATGATTACCACCCTTCCTCCAGGCATAAGGCGCGTCATTGCCACCTCCGTGAACCAAGACCAAAGCTTGTCCCTGAATGTCTTAGAATCGGCTTCCTCGCGGTCTTTGATAGGGTCGTCGATAATAAGAAGGTCTGCGCCTCGACCTGTCAGGGATCCTCCCGTTCCCACAAATACCGCCAAACCTCCTTCGTCCGTCTGAATTCGGTCTGCCGCAGCAGACCCAGCCCTAAGCTTGCAGCCCGGGAAAACCTGTTGATAGACAGGCATTCGCATAGTTTCACGCACAGACCTGCCAAAGTCCTGGGCAAATTCTTGGTTATATGTGGCAAAAATCATCTGCCGATACGGGTCACGTCCCATAAACCAGGCCGGGAATCTTCGGCTTGCCAGCTCAGATTTCCCGTGTCTTGGAGGCATCGTTATGATCAACCGCGGCATCCTGCCTGCCTCACACTCTTCAAGCGCAGCAGCGATTACCTCGTGGTGTCTTGCCGGAGAATACCTTGATTTCAAGTGATTATCAGGCTCCTCGTGGTCAGGCATCGTAAACTGCGTGAACCCAAGGAGGCTGCTTTTCGACTTTTTCAACCTTAGCAACCGTTCGGCTGCCGTGATCTGTCGGTTTAGATCTTGGTCTTCTGACATGCTATCAGTCGAACGACTTAAACTTGAAGTTTGCAACACTAAAAGTCATGGCCTCCCATTGGTTTACCGCGGCGCTTGAATAGGAAGCTATCTGAATCCTGCAAGAGCTCCCAGCTGAAGGAGTGTTGAAACACTGAGTTTGCAACGCGCCATTGATGTAGAGCTTTGCGTTTCCTGGAGAACAATCAATCAAGAAGTCCAAAGGCGTGGCAAATCCTGCATTAACAGATGAATCAAACGTTCTTTCAGTAGTACCATCGTGCGTAAGAAGAGTGAAGTTTTGATGCCCCCACTTCTGGATTCCAACACCGGTTCCACCTGCCGTACCAACATGAATTTTCATGCGGACATTCGGATTGGACGTCATTTCGTGAAGCATTAACCTAAACGAGAAAATGATCCTTCGATCCCATCTCATTACGTTTGACGGAGATTGATATACACCACGTTGAAGGAGCGAAATATCAAGAGTTCTTTGCGCGAATCCAGCCCCGGAATAAGGTCCATTGATCTTGATTGAAATCGGATCTACGACCTGCGACCCTCCAGAAGCAGAGCTCGAAGAACCCCACCCTGTGCCTTGAAGCGGGACAATGATTTCCCTTGGGTCAAATCTCTCAAAGAGGCTTTTTTCTTCCGAAAAGGCTTTGGATTGAAAAGATCCGTCATTGAAAAGAATTCCGTTATCCTGAACATTTACAAATCCGGCAGGACCAGAAACCTGAAAGCCGGAAGACGTCATGTACGCAGCCCTGTTGTCCTGGGCGTTGGTCGTTAAAATTGACGGAGATCCAAGAAGGTCAGGATTAATCTCTACAAACTTTTGCGGTGAATATGGATACTCCACGCGCACGGCTCCGGTTATCGTTCCACCAAAAGAAGGAAAACCGCCAATGTTTGATAGCGCAGAAACCGGATCCTGTACGTCATAAAGGTTGTTGGCAACTTTTAGGAGCGTAGTGTCGTCCGCAGGGTCGCCCTTGTCTCCTTTTGGACCCTGAATGCCTTGAATGCCTTGAATTCCGGGAGGCCCCTGCTCGCCCTGAATGCCGGGCGGACCTTGTTCTCCTTGAATTCCTTGAGGCCCCTGGACGCCTGCTGCGCCTTCCAGGTTGACCGTCCAATACGAATACTCTCCAGAACCCGTGTGGCCATGAACCTGGACAACCATATCGCCCGTCTGAGGGTCATAGAACGTCACGTCTCCGTGCATGTGATTGGAGTTGTCGTGCGCCAGGATGACGGACTGCTGAATGGTGTATCCGAGATCGCTTCCTACGATCAAAATCTTTTCTCCGTTTCCTACCAAAAGGCTGCTAGTCGAGGCGGTAGCAAACTTATCTCCAGGCACACCTTGGTTTCCTTGAACACCCTGAATGCCTTGCTGCCCTTGAATTCCTTGAGCTCCAGCTGGACCGACAGGCCCATGTTCACCCTGATCACCCTTTTCGCCTTTTTCACCTCGCTCGCCTGTTGCGCCTGGCAGCCCCTGCGGTCCTTGCGGTCCTTGAATCAGGCCGCTGGGGTCGATTGCGGTCGATCTAATCTTTCCGTCGTCTCGCTGGATTTCATTAAGTCGAGACAGCGTGTTGTTAAGCGTGCTCTTGACGTTGTTGAATTCAATGTCGAGAGAGTCTCCGGGCTGAGGCACAGCTGGGTTTTGAACGGAGTGCGCTGTGAAATTGAAGCTTCGTTCGTATGGGGATGGCTGCTGCGACATGCACAACATGATGACTTAAAAACGATTATCGCAAGCCAGAACATAATGTAGCACAAAGTTTTTAAACTACACAGATTTTTCCGCGCGGAGAGGGATCAAAAAGATGGAAGTCGTTTGGGGGGGTGGGGGGTCGGGTTCGAGTCCCCTTAATGGGGGGCTGTCGCCCCCTGCGTCGCCTCCCAGCCTCCGCCCCGACGTCGCCCCGAGCCGCCCCGCCGATCGTGCAGGCCGGGGTCGCGTCTCGACCTGGGCATGCCGTCCGGGGCGCTTGCGCCCTGGGCAGCTCGAAGCCCCAGGAAGGCCGCAAGGGGGAGGGGAAGGGGTAGGGAAGGGGGAGGGGGCGAAGCCCCCGCAGGAAGGCAGCCAGACCCCAAAGCGAAGCGACCCCGAGCGCATGCGAGGCGGTCGGGGTCGCGGGGGGCAAAGCGGGGGCGGTCGACCCCCTGCCGTGCGTTTGTCAGTCTCGCTTGTCGCCGTCAAAGACCGGGCCGCAGCCGGGAGGCCGTGCCGGCCATACCTCGAAGAACAAGCAGCCGAACCGCGAAGCGTGCTCGACCGCGTGCCGGAGGTCTTCGCGGTCTTCAATGTCGGACACGGACAGCGAAGAGACAAACTCACCTTCCGGGTCGGAGGGTTCGCGGTCGTCGTCTTCGACAAACCAGCCAAAAACCCATTCACCTTCGACCGCTTCGGCGCGCAACTCCGGCGACAGCGTAAGCAGCCAGCGGAGGCACTCGCCGGCGTCGACGAAGGCGGTCGACTGCCAAAGCAAACAGGCGGCTGGGTCGGCTTCGAGATCCTTCGAGTCGTGCTCGAATGTCGCCGCCTTCGCCCGCTTGTTTGCTTCGTCGAAGGACAGCAGGGCGGGGCATGAGCCGAAGACTTCGGCAATCCGTTTTTGAGTTTCGTTTAGGTATGACATAGGACAACCGAACATGCCCAGGAGCTCGAACAGCACAAGCCTAAATTGCGCTTGCCAATAGCGGAAGGAGCGGCCAGAAATTAAACCCTTCCCCCCGATATGAAACACAAACAAAAACACAGAGGCCGCCCGCCCTATGCGGTCGCCTCCCTACGCTCAATCGCTGACCATCTCGACGCCCTCCGGCAGCACGTCGAAACGTTGGCCGACCTCATCAACGAGGCGCGCCGCGTGACGAAGACGAAGCCGAAGGCGAAAGGGGGCAAGCGATGAGCAAGCCCTCCCGCCCGGTCGTCTTCCGAATGACCGAGGAAGACTATCACATGCACAACAACAGCAACGACGGCGGCTGTCTTGCCTGCGGCGAGATACAAGACGGAGGATGCGAACCGGATGCCAGGAACTACACCTGCGAAGCCTGCGGAGCGAAGCAGGTTTTTGGCATCGAGGAATTGATGATTTGCGGAAAGATTGAGATCATCGAAAGCGAGGAAGACGCCGAATGAAAAAGCCCTCTTTCATTCTGCACGAAGACAAGCCCGAGACGCGCCTTGCGTCTCGCGGCGTGTCCGCCTTGCTCGACTCCGAATTGCTCGCCGTCGCCTCCGGCCTGCCTGCCGAGTCTGCCGACTTGGCCGGCCTGCTGGAAGCCTTCGGAAGCATCACCGCCCCGAGCCTGACAAACGCAACCTTACAGGAGCTCGAAGCCCACCTGCCGAGGGCAAAGGCCTTGCGCCTTGCTGCCGTCTTTGAGGTCGCAAGACGGATTGAGACGGCTGGAAGGACTCTCCCCGAGAAACTCGACGAACCCTCGAAGGTTTGGAAGTATTGCAAAGGCCTGTTCCCCTTCGACCGAGAAGCCTGTTTAGTCCTGGCACTAAACCGCCGCAACCGCCTGCTCCGGCATGGGATGATAAGCATCGGCACGGCGACCTCTGCCTTGATGCACCCAAGGGAGGTTTTCAAGTTTGCCGTTTCCGCCGGAGCGTCCGCCGTCATCATATGCCACAACCACCCCAGCGGCGACCCTACCCCGTCCCCTGCGGATCGTGCCATCACAAAGCAAATCAATGACGCCGGAAAAGTAATGGGTATTGAGTTGCTCGACCACGTCATAATTGGAACGCAGGAGGCCGACCCCGCAAGCAAAGGCTGGTTTAGCTTTGGCGAGGCCGGCTTGATTTAGCCCAAGGACGAAACGCCGTGAGGCGTCCGCAGGTGCTGCCTGCGCTGACGAGTCCAGACCCCTTTCACCCCCGCACAAAATGCAAAACCAAAACAACACCCCGAGCCGTCAAAGGCTCTTCACGTTCACCCAGACCGCAAACGCCCTCGAACGCATTGCGGCCGGCCTCGAAGCGCTCGCCGTGACGAGCGATGAAGGGACGGCGGTTGAACTGTCGATTGCGGCAAGCGAGTTGGCGCACCACGCCGACGCGATCCGCGAAGCGTCCGGCTTGAGCGCCGCGATTGAGGCGAACCTTGACAGCATCAAGAGCAACCTCTAACCCCTCACCCCCGCCCACAATGGCAACCAAACAAACCGAATTGAAGCATGCCCACGCCGGGCGCGCAATCTTCACCAAATACCACGGCCCGACCAACAGGAGAGGGGCAAGGGTTCGCGCCTGGCTCGCTGGCGACGAAGACAAGCGCCCGAACATTTGGAGCGCTTGGGATTACGAGACGGAAGGAGAGGGGAACGCAATCAAGGCAGCGCTCGCCTTGATTGTCGCCCTTCGAGCGATGGGATACAACCGCCCGAAAAAGGCCGAAGCCCTCTTGACGACCTACCTCGGAGACGGCGCTTATTGCGTCGCCATCTGCAACGCTTCCGACGCGGAAGAGGCGAAGACCTTGACCATCACCGAACACACGGAGGAAAACGAAAATGCCTAATTGGACTTACACTCAACTAACGATCACCGGCAAGCGCCGCGACCTCGAAGCCTTCCAAAAGAAGGCCAAGGGGAAAGACGAGGACGGCCACGGCGAAACCTGTTTGACCTTCGAGAACTTCCTGCCCTGCCCGAAGGAGCTGGACGAATGGAACGGCGGCGCAAAGGTTTATGGCAAGGACGATGAAGACCACAAGAGAAGGGAAGCCGAGTTGATCTCGAAATATGGCTTTGCAAGCGCCTATGACTTTCATTGCGAGATATGGGGGACGAAATGGGACGCATGCGACCCCGACTGCGGAGGCATCACGAAGGAGGGAAAGACCTTCTCCCTTTTCTACTCCTTTAACACGGCTTGGAGTCCGGCCGAACCTGTCCTGCTCGAAATGAGCAAGCAGCACCCAGGACTAACCTTCACCGCGTCATTCGAGGAAGAGGGAGGACTCTTCGAGACATACGAAGCCGAATGGAAAGCCGGCGAGAAGGTTCGCGAGGAAATCCTTGAACCCTTCGACAATGACGAAGACGAGGACGAGGATGACGACACCCCTCCGCCCGAAACTGATCCGAAAAACAACTAATTCCACCCACCCAAAAAATGGACACACAAAATAAGAAAACGCCGAAGGCCTACCGCTTCACGCCCGAGCACGTCGCCCACATCGACGAAGCGCTCCGGCACTTGGAGCGAGCCCGGAGGGCCTGCCAAAGCTCGAAGGAAATGGCCGAATGGGCCAACAACATCGAGGCGGGGGCAGACCGCCCCACGAACGGCAAGACGGCCGATGATATGACGTCCGACCTGCGACACCACGCCAACCGCGGACGCATCGAGGCGATCGAGGAAGCGCGCAAGGGCTTCGCAATCCTTCGCACGATTGGCCCACGCTCCAAATGAGGAAAAACAACATTCACCCCAGGCTCGAAGTGCTGTCGACCATCCCGGTCGGCAGCACCGGGGACGTAGAGCGTGACGAGTTTAGCAAGCGCCCTTGCGACTGTTGCGGAAATCATCTCGCCGGCGCTCGTTACTTCGTCAAGGCGATCCGCAAGGGAAGGCGGCGCGCGAATTGGATAAGCAGACACATCGAAGGGGGCAAGGCTTGGCGGTCTTGCTCGGTCGTGATGCGGCCGACCTTCGCGGTTTGCACCGATTGCATGGAGGTGTGGCAATGACTCCGCACAAAGCAATGGCGCTTGTCCTTGGCATGCGTCCGATTGAAGACGAAGAGGACGCTTTCAAAGTGATCCAATTCTTCGAGGAGCACCCCGAACACCTGACCAACGGACAAGCATGCAGGGGGCTCGAAACCCTCCGGGCCATGTTCGGCTGCGACACCGAAGAATGAGCAAGTCACCGCGCCTCGAAGCCGAGCGACTCGCCAAGGCCTTGGGAAAGGCCTTGCGGGTCGCCGTAGACGGGAAGCTTTCGTTCGCCTCCGTAGACCTCGAAGACCTTGCTCGCCTGTCCCTGGCATACTCCGGGGTTCATTCGAGCATCAAGGGGTCGCAGGAGATGAACAACCTTTTGCTTTCGCTCCTGGTCGCCTCTTCCGACAAGAGCGCACAAAGGGCCGTCCACTTCGCCCAAGAGATGAGGCGGATCGGACTCCAACAGGAGACGGGCGACGCGAGCAGCGCGCTCGTCTACCGCGAGACAAAACTCCGGGAGAGCGCAATCGGCGCTCGACAGGAATACAACAAGCAGTAAAACCAAACGCACAAATGGCTAAGAAACTAAAAAAGTTTATCGTGTCACACACGATTTACATCAGCGTCGACATTGAAGCTAAGAGCGAAGAAGAAGCGCTCGAACAATTCGAGCAACTGATGCAAGACCCGGAGTGGCACTCCTGGGCAATCGTCGACTCCGATAGCGACACGGAAGCGACGGAGATTGATGAATGACAAGCCCGGACGCGAAAGCGTCCGACCCCTTTCCCCCACACACAAATGAGAACGAAACTACACTACAAACTGACCGCGCCTTACGCTGGTCACTACGTCGCCCGATCCCCCGGCGCTCCCGGGGTCGCCATCCCGCACCGCAATGACGTGCTCGAAAACATCACGCTGGACGAGGCCTTGCCCGACATTCAGCTCGATCTGCTCGACCTCATCGCCGGCAACGTGAAGATGCAGATGCGTCCCAGCAGAGACAAGAATGGGAGCACGGTCTACGTCTACGACGAGCTCGTCTTTGACTTCTACGTCGACGTGTCTTGCCCCGCCGTTGACGTGACGAAGGAGATGATGCGCGATGAGGTCATGAAAGGCTTGATGTTCTGGCTGGACGGCTACGAAAGCCGGCCCACCTTCGAGTTCATCGACTTCTACTATTCGGAGGAAGTCTGACATGCCCAGGAGTCTCACCAACAGCACGGTCAAGAAACTGCGGCACTCGCTCGTCCTGCGCCGTGTATGCGATTGGCTGGTCGACCGTGGCATACCGATCGCGAAGCACGAACGCCGTAACGAGGCGGAGAGCACCGACGACGAGCTGCACCTGGGCGGAGAGTATTCCATGAAGGCCGGCAAGGTCTTCATCCAGGTTGGCGATGGATATTTTTGCGCGGTCGGACGAAAAGGAAACAGCTTCCTCTTCGTGGACGGCGACGACAAGATGCCCCTCGAAGAGCAGCTGATCCGCGCCTACCGCTTCGCCAAGGACGGCGTAATCGAAAACTACTAACCTTTCCCCCCACACAAAAACATGAACGCACCCGAAGAAAACAAACCAACCCCAGGACTGACCACCAACGCGGACGGCACGACCGTCCGGACGCTGGTGGACGGTTCGCGCATCGAGCAGGACAAACACGGAGGGCAGATGATCACCGGCAAGATGGGCATCGAGCACTACCGCCTCCTCTCGATCAGAGGGGTCTTGCAGTTGGCCCAGAAGGGCCTGATGTTCCGACATACCTCCGCGACCAAGAAGATGGTCGTGCAGATGCTGAACGACAAGGGCGTGAAGGCCGGCCCTCGCGCCAAGAACCTCCTCGCCCTGTTCGAGCAGCACATCCTCGAACCCCACCGCGTGGCCTCGATCGGAGAAGACAACAATGGTTAAGATCGAAACCACCGCGGACTTCGACAGATACCTCTCGGCAGGCCCATGGGCTTGGCCGGGGGGCTATCCCATCTACTTCGTCCTTTCCGACTTCGAGCCGTTGTCCTACGAGGCCGCGTCGGAGAACGCCGGCCTCATCCGCGAGGCGATCGCGGAGAAGGACACGAACCGCTTGGGCGGGTGGAACGTTGTCGCGGTCGAAGTGAATTGGGAAGACCCGCATCTCTTCTGCTGCCACAAGACCGCCCACCGTATTCCGTCGGCCTACGCCGAAGAGAAGGAGGACGCGCGATGAAGCAGGTCGAAACCTTCGTCTACATCGGAGGCCAGATCGGACTCGCCTGCGGTAATCACGAAGACAAGCGCAAGGAGTTCGTCCGGTCTTCCGACTACGATGAGCTGAAAGATGACGTGGCGAGACTGTCCTTGCTCTACGCCCAGGCGCTCAACAAGGTCGCGCTGCTGACCAATGCCGGCGACGCGCTTGTCCTCATCCATTGCGGGGACTGCCCGGAGCAGCACAAGAAGAACTGCGCGCTTGCGTGGATCGCGGCCAAGGAGGGCAAGCAGCCGTGAGGGTCGATGCCTACCAGGTGCTTCGCTGGCTCGGGGATGACGCCACGATGGATGACGTCGCGCATATCCTCGCGGACATTGCGAACGGCGAATACAAGCCCAAGGACTTGAAACAGGAGATCAGCGACTACAACGATGAGTGACCCCACACCGGAAAGCGTCGACCGCCTGGGCTTCGAGGCCTGGGCCGACAACCTCGTGGTCAACATGATGGAGAACCTCGCCCTTCACATGGAAGGCAAGTCCGTCTCCGTCCGTTGCGACCGCTACGCAGGCGAGACGGTCTACACGGTCAGCGCCTATGTCGCCGGCAAAGGCTGGCTGACCCACTCGCGAACCGTGCCGAACAAGGACGAGCCCAGGAGCATCCCGATCCGACCCGTATGAACAGAAGCGAAGCCGCGAAGTTGCTCCGGGTGGATTGGAAGATCTGGGCGGACGACAAGAGTTTCCGTTGCGCCTCGGAGCATTACACCGCCCTGATGAACGCCGCATCCGAAGAGGAGGACGTGGCGCTTTACTACAAGTTGTGTAAGGCGCGCTGGGACATGGAAGATTGGTACTACAAGGAGCTCGGATGGGAGCTTGAATACTATTACAGCCCGTAATTTCCCCCCATGAAGACACAATACATCAAACCCGCCGCCGTGAAGAGACTGATCAAGGAGGTCGCAGACAAGCGCACCGCCAAGGAGTTTCTCATGGCCCTGGATGCCTACGTCGAGAGGGCCGTCCGTCGCGCAGCCGCCGAACACAATGGTGGCAAGCGCACGGTGGACGCCTCGGTCGCCGGGCATACGCTCGGGACGAGATAGAGCCCCCGGCAAGACGGTCTACGAAGCCCCAGGAATGGGGCTTCTTGTTTTCATGGGGTTACTCCCCGTCATCGGGATCAGAACCGCCTGTAAGCCATCTTGGAGGGGTCTGCGGGCCATTTCCCGATGGCAGGTCGTCCGACACCTGGACCGACACGCCGGCGTCCCCTGGCAACGCCCACCTTTTCAGCACGGTGAGGCGGGAGACGGCTGAGTCGTTCGGCAGCATGTTCGCGTCCTGCATGGCATCCAGGATCAGCTTCGCCAGGTTGTCCACGTCCGGGGTGAAGAGGTGGGGCAGGTTGGTGCGGTTGGACTTGGGGGTGGGCATGCGGAAGACCATCTCAACGGAGAGGGGGGTCTTGTCGGGCAGCTTGGGTAGCTCGGCGCATACCGCGACGACCTTGGCGCGCCACAGGCGCGTCTCCTTGTCGGCGGTGGATACGACATGGCCCTTGATGAAGCGGGGGCGGGGTTGAGGGCGCGGGGCGCCGTTGACTGTAAAAACTGTTGTGATCATGTTGAGAGTTTGGTGGCTGGCTACGCAGGAAGCGATTAGTCTTTATCCCTCCCCCTTTGACGGGGGTAAGGGATTAAGAGTACCGTTAGGGACTATAATCCTTCCCGTAGGGAATCCTCACGGCCCGGCTGATTTTATTGGTTAAAAGTGGTAGAGGGGATGAGGATGACCTTCCTCAAAAATTTCAGACTTCTACAGACATGCAGCAAGTGGCTGATGATGTTGGGGATTGACAACTGAGCCCTCGGAGTATTTTGTATGCGTGCAATGGCAATACTCCGAAAAAACCCCAATTCATCCTCAAAGGATGATTCCGGACCTTCCTCGATCCCGGCCGTGCTAAAACGGCTAAAAATGCCCGATTTGCCCATGTCGAAGCTGGTGCTATGGATGGTCGAACGCATCAAAAATCAGCGCCAAACCAACAACAATTGGTACGCCGGCAAGCCCAAGTCCAGCAGCACACGGCACAAGAGACGGCAAAAAAGGGACTGGATGCGGACATATAGGACCAAGATCAAGAAGGAGCTCGATGATATCATGTCCTGGGACTGCAATGGCTTCATAGCGCGGGAGAAGGCCAAGGGGGACAAGCGAAAGGTGGCGAGGCAGGTCAAGGCGGACAAGAAAAAGGGGATCTATTGATCCCCTGTTTCTTTCGGCAGCTCGATCGCCGCATGTTCGGCCTCGTGGGCCTTCATCACGGTGCTTACTGTCGTCTTCATGTGGTCGAAGGTCGCCCGTCCACGGTTGATGAACTCTTCCAGCTCGGACACGGACATTTCGGACAGCGGCTTGCCGCTGCGCTTCATGCCCAGGTGCAGGGAGGCCGCCACGGCGCTCAGGCCATGCCCGGAGGCCTCCAAGGTCCACTTGGCAGCCTGGAAGCGAACCTGGGCAGGCGCGGCAGGGTCTGTCATGAGGGCGTCGATGACCGACCAGGCCTTTGACGCGCCGGAGGTCTTGATCGAGACGTCTCGGCTGATCTCAATGGCCTCGCGGATCTTGGGCATGGCCAGGAGCTCGCTTGCCTGGTCCTTGGCGTTTGACTCGGAATAGCCGGCATCACGGGCTGCCTGAGCCCCGTTTCCGCCATTTGAGGCGTAATGTCGGGCAAAGGCGGCCTGTTTCTCGGTCAGCTCGGAAGCGCCATCGGAAACGACCTTGAGAGGGCCTTTCCATAGCTTTTCCTTTTCCTTGAATTTCAGGGGGAGGGGTTCGGGTTTATCGCTCATGGGAAAGGTTGAGGACGGTCATTGCCTTCTCGAACTTGGCCGGCGGGACCAGGGCGTAGTGGAAGCCGAAGCGCTCAAAGCCCGTCCACCCCAGGTTATACAGCAGCCAAGTCTCGGCAGCGTCCGCGGGACGGCCGATCTGGGCGGTAAGGCGGCGCCTGAGGTGGGTGAGCCAGGTTCGGGCGTATTCCCGCGCGATGGCTGGGTCTTTGGCCTTGGAGTAGGGGTAGACCCTTTCCTTGTTGGCCTTGCGGACCTTGGAACAGTCCTCCCAGGCCGACTTGTGGAATTGGAATCGGCCCTTGGCCTTGCCCCCGTCCCCTACTGCCGCGTCAGGGTTGGCTTCGCCTCCGGACTCTACGATCTGGATGGCGTCGATCCACTTTTCGGGGACGGGGTTGGCGTTGACGGATGCCACGGTGACGGCGAGGTAGCTGAGGTATTTCATCAGAACTCGATCTCTCCGCGTAGGATTGCGATACGCATGCGGATCTCGGCGACCCTGTTGAGGTACTCGCGGATCTCGGCGACATGGACGAGGTGCATGGCCTTTTCGCGAAGGCGGACAAGGTGCTTCTCGAGCTCCTTGATCTCCTTCTGCTTGGAGCGCTTGACGGCGATTGCTCTCATCGTCCGGCCTCCTTGTCCATGCGCTCAATCTGCTCTTGAAGGTCGATGATACGCTGTCCTCTCGCGAGGATCTCGTGGTTCGCTTCTTTGAGGCGTTCGCGCAGCTTGGTGTTCTCCTGGACTACTTCGCTGATCTCGCCGCTGACTTGCTCGTCCCTGGTCGCGATCTTTACGCGCAAGGTGACGACCTCATCGAACAGCTCGTTGATACGAAGGTACAGCTCTTCGGTTTTGATATCTCGGTACATGGTGGTCTTTATCAGTTTGTATTTGCTATCGAACATGGCAAGTCAGATACATACGTTCATCACGGGGTCGTACTCCCATTGATCCCAATTCGGGGGGCGGTAGGCGCCGGAGGTGAGCTCCGCGCCGTCCGTATCCCGCGCGATAGGCCCGGTGGGGACATCCAGCCACTTCTTCTCCTTTCCGCCCTTGGCGGATGCGGCGACGATGAGGTTCTTGGCCATGATATCGTCCACAAGGTGCTGGAATTCGCTCGGGCCGACCTGTTTGAGCACCTGCGGGAGCTCGTTCCGCCTGCGGTAGAGGCCGGATTTGGCGTTCTTTCCTTCGATCGAGTAAGGGTGGCCGTTGAGGGCCGCTTGTTCGATCGCGAGGACCAGCCAGGCGTGGCGTTCCCCGATGTTGACCACGGAGAACTGATCCTTGTCGCTCACATCCAGCAGCAGGCCTGAGTCGGACCGCAGGAGGGTGCGTTCACCGTCGAACATCTCCGGGTTGTTGGCCTTGACGACGGCGAGCTTCCACAGGAGGCCTCGCTTCGGGGCGAGTCCCATGGCGGTGAGCCGGCGGTCGTAGTCTGAGCAATGCCAGATGCCGATGACGGATCGGAAGGCAGCCGGGAGCGCAGACGAGCCTCGGATGCTTGATTTCATGTCCTCCACGCCCCGGATGGGCTCATCGCCCTGCTTGCGGATATGGTGGGTGAGCATGAGGGCTGCGCCAAGGTCGCCGCACACCTGGGATGCTACGCGGACGAACTCATTGATTACGGTGGCTGAGTTTTCCTCGCCGTGCAGGGTGCTGTTGAGGGTGTCCACTACGACGAGCTTGAGGTCGGGCAGCCTGCGGAGGAGGGCCATGAACTCGGCCCATCGGCGGGACGGCTTGGCTTCGCCTGTCCTTGCGTCGACCTCGGTGATGGCGAATGATCCGCCGGAGTTGATGGTCGGGAAGACGATCAGCTTGTCGCCGGCCTTCTCGCGTCTGTTGCCAGGGTCAATGTCATGCAGTCGGATATGAAGCTCATCCTTGTCGTCCTCGGTGGTCAGGATGACGACCGTTCCACCTTCACTGATGCGCGAGCCGCACCATTCGAGCTTCTCTCCTGGCTCATAGGACGCGATCTTGATGGCGAGATCCAGCATGAGGAACGTCTTGCCGGCGCCGCCTTCGGCGACGAGCAGCTGGTGCTTGCCGGCGAGGATGAGGTTGTCCACGAGGAATCGGCGCTTCGGTTTCTCGGTCATGGACCAGCGGTGGGCAGCCCATACTTCGAGTCCGTCTCCGTCCGCGATCATGGGTTTGACGGGCTCCGGCATCGGGCCGTGGTTTGCGATATCCCTGGACAGGACGGCGTTCCACTCCCTTTCGGCGCGCTGGACGGGCCACGGCGGGACCATGTTCACCTCCATCCATCCGAACAGGGCTTCCTTTGCCTCATCGAGCGTCTTCTCGCCCTTCCGCACGGTGCTGATGTAGAAGCCGCATACGCGGGTGAATTGGCTGAAGCGGTTCTTCTCATCATCACCTCCCTCGTACACCTTCTCGTTCAGGTCGACCTGGGCTCGCTCGGCGCGGAAGATCGGCTCGCTCGCCTCCACGGTGCTTCCGTCGAAGGCGGTCGGGCTGACGATGACCCTTTCGCGTATCAGGTCGATGCCATACGCCTGCGCCGTCTCGGGGACTATCTTGATCGCCACGGGCTTGATGACATTGTTCTTGCCGTGCGTAGAGCCTGCGAGCCTTACCGGCTGGTGAGCCCTTCCGAACGGATTGCCTTCCACGCCCAGGCCGAACTGCATGTCTCCGCCTCCCTTGCGGGCCACCTCATCCCTGAGCTTGATGAACGATGCGACGTCCTTGCACGGGTCCATGAGCGACCACCAGAGGTGCCGCTTGCGCATGCCGTCTATCTCTCCGCCGGACATCACCACGGCTGTCGGCTCTCCCATGAGCTTCTCGAGGAAGCAATGCTTCGCGTCGATATCCCCTGAGTCAAGGTCGACCACTATGGAACGGAACTCCGCGATGTTCTCGCTCGTCCCTCTCGGTTGCGACAGGATCGCCGGCACGATGAATGACGCGCGGTTGTAGGAGCTCCATCTTTCGACATGACGCCACACTTCTGCGATCGGGTCGCTGCAATTTGCCAGGTCGATGAACTTGTCCTCGCGGAACTCGCCCTCTCCGTCCGTGCCTTTTTCGCCGATGCCTCGCACGTTGATGTAGCCATACTTTGGCATCTTGCCGAATATGACGTGCATGTGAAGCATGAGGGCTTCCTTGCCTATCTTCATGTCGTTCACTGCTGCTCGCCTTTCTTGAAACGTGCCTGGAGGCCGTGGTCGCGGATGTACCTGGAGATGTTCCAAGGCCCAACGTTGAGGGCTATGGCTATCTTGGGGATGGGGATCTTCTGCTCGCGCATGGCCTTGATCTTCTCGTCCCAGCCCTGCTTGTCGAAGCGGTAGACCTTGCGCTTCGGCCTCGCGTGCCAATGCACGCCGATGATCTTGATCCAATTCCGCAGGGCGGAAGTCGACCATCCCATCCACTTGGCTGCCTGCGGGATGGTCATGCGTTGTTGGTTGGCCTTGTCGAGCAAGGGAGTGATCTCCTTGATGCGCTCCATGCGGAAGTACGACATTTTGACGCCCTTGTACTCGAAGCGCGCTCGCTTATGTTTGTTATCTTGGTCCATATTCTTCTTCGATTGAGTCCATGAAGCGGACGAACTGCGGCGTGCGTTCTCCGACGTAAGCTCCGGTCACGTTGTAGCTCATGTGTTCGAGCGCGTCTTCATGGGTCATGTCCTTGCGGAGTATCTCGATGCATTTGTCCCAATCGTACACGACGACCTGATCTCCGTATCCGAACGTGATGCCGATGATGGCTTCATCGAAGCCGTCAGCGACGAGCATCTCTTCGTCTCCGATTACGTCGACGTAGTTGTCCAGGACTTTCCGGACAAGGGTGATGCCCTTCTTGCCCTTCTTGTTCACTTTCTTCTTAGCCATAGGGGCAGGGTGTCCTCGGTGGTTACGGTGGTGATGCCGGAGTCCCAGCATGTCTTCTTGAAGTTGCACCACTTGCAGCGGAAGTCCGCCGGATCGTTGGTGCACTTGCTCAGCTCTGCGGGGTTGGAGCTCTTGATGACGCGCACGGCGCGGTCGCTCGACTCCTGGGCTTGCCTCGCATCGAAGGGCAGGAACTCGGAGGCGAGCTCGCCGCTGTCGCGGTTCAGGAACGTGAAGATACATCCGTTGGTGAGCTCCATGTAGGCCATGTATGTCTGTGCCTGGGAGTAGTACAGGGGCTTGGACGACTTGACGCCCTTCTTGAGCGTGTCGTTCCAGCTCTTGTTGTTGAGTCCTTTGTTCTCCCACAAGACGGGATACTCGAACTGAGCGAACGCCGGCCCTGATGTTATAACTCCGTCGATATGCCCCTTCAGCTTGCCTTCGGCGGCCTCGAACCCGAACTGTCCTCCGTCAGCCTTGTGGGTGATCAGCTCGAAGCCTGCCACCTTGACGTATTCGGCAACACGGTCTTCGCAGTCGTGTCCCATGTCGAAGATCCGAAGGGTGTTGGCCGTGAAGCCGGAACCTTCGTCCTCGGGGTGCTGATGGAAGATGTATCCAAGTTTCCTCTCACAAGTCTCTCCCCAGAGGGAGGCGCCCAGATACTGTCGCTTCGGTTGGCTCGCTCTCTTGTTGATAAGTGCCTTATCGACTTGGGATACGAACGCCTCGCAGAACAGATTGACTGTTTCGGGCTTAAACATGTCGGTCATGATTTCAATACGAGACGTTGGATCTCGCGCTCATTGAATTGCCAAGTAAGTTGGCATGAGGCAAGATACTTCGTGACTCCGAAGGCGGAAAATTGCTCATAGCCCAGGAGTTGAAGCTGTTTTTCTGTGGCCGGCTGTGTAAGCCAGCGTTTGGTCTTCTTTGAGGCGTCCGCATCCCCGTTTTCACGGAGGAAGTCGTCTGCCGACGCGAGGGCTGCCGGGCGATTTTCCTTGCCAGATACGGCCAGGAGTCTCGCAGGCTGCTTCCCGACCGGGGAGTCCTCGACCTTGCCGATGGCCACCCACTTGTCGTTGTAGTAGACGATCACGGCCCAGGCGCTCATTCCATTGGCCACCGTGACCATGCCGTCGAACATGTCTTGCCACTTGTAGGGTGAGGCTTCGAGCAGTTCAACCTCACGCAGCTTGAAGTCGTAGAGCGTCTCCTCCTTGAGAGGCATCTTCTTTTCTTCGTCTTCCTCCTCTTCCTTGGGGGCTTCGACGATGATCAGCTGGTGGTTGCAGAACGGACAGAACTCTTCCTTGGCCGGTACGAGCTTGGAGCACTCGGGACACGTCTGGAATTCGTCCTCATCGCAGCTCCCGTTGATGTTGGCGCCGGCCTCTATCGAGCCGTGTTTGACCAGGCTGTACCCGAAATCAAGGACAACACAGTCGTCCTTGACCACGCCAGGATACATCTCCGGGTCGACCTTGCGCAGACCGCGCCCGATCATCTGGATCATGGTGCTCTTGTAGGAGCATGGCCGTAGCAGCACAACGCAGGACACGGGTTGGCAGTCCCAGCCCTCCGTGAGAACGGCCACGTTCACGATGACCTGTATCTCGCCCTTGTCGAAGTCGCGCAGGATGGAAGTCCTGTCGCCCATCGGCATGTCGCCGGATATCCACCTGGCCTTGATGCCCTCGACCTGGAACGCATAGCATACATGCTGGGCGTGCATAACGGTCGAACAGAACACGACCGTACGCCTGTCGCCGGCCTTTGAGCGCCATTCGTCTATCACGCGCTGCGTTACGGGGCTTTGATCCATGATTGCGGCGACCTGCTCCATGTCGAAGTCGCTCGCGGTCACGCGGACCTTGCTGAGTTCATCGCGTATGCAGCAGTCGATCACATAGAACCTGGGCTTCACAAGGAAGCCTCCCGCCACGAGCTCGCCGAGCTTGATTATGTCGGCGACGTTGGAGAACATGTCTACCATGCCCTTGCCGTCACCTCGCCCTGGAGTCGCGGTGACACCGAGGAGTCTGACGGCCGGATTGAGCTCGATGGCCCTGTCCACGATCTTCTTGTAGCTGTGCGCGGCGACGTGGTGGGCTTCGTCGATGACGATGAAGTCCAGCTTAGGCATCGTCTCAAGGTTCTTGTCGATGGAGAGGGTCTGGACCATCCCGAAGGTCGTGCCTGGGGACCATTCCTTCCTCTCT